CCGCCTCCCTCACCTACGACAACGCCAACAGCACCGGCCACGGGGCCGACACCATCGCCGAAGTCACCAGGGTAGGCGCCCTCGCCCTCGCCTGGCTCACCCGCTACCAGGACGGAGAAACCCGATGAACGATACTGACGCGATTGCCGCCAATCTCAAGGAGTATCTGGAAGCAGACTACTTCGCCGGGGCGATCAAAGATGTCTGCGCACTCATCAACCACATCGTCTTCCTTGAAAAGAAAGTGGCCGACCTGAAAGCCGCAATCGCGAGGATGGGAACAGAAGAAGGAGATTCGGAATGACTACCCCCGCCACCCGGTACCCCTGGCTTTGGAACACCAAGGGCATTCGCGACTCGCTGAACGACTACCGGGAAGGAAAAGGCTACGGAGGAGCACTCCTCGGAGACCCCGAGACCATGGCCGACGACATCGAAGACCTCCTGGACTACGCCGACGATTGCCGGGATAGGATCGCCGAACTCAAGGACACGATTTCCACCCTCCGGGAAGAGAACTACCACCTCAACTCCACGATCCAACTGCTGGAGGAGACATGAGCGCCCCATCCAGGATTGTCGACAAGCTCAGGAACTACGAGTACGAGAAGTACGGCTACGACGGTGCGGTTGGCGACATCTACGCGCTCATCCACCACATCGCTGACCTCGAGGAGGAGATCGACGACCTAAGGATCAAGGCTCACGAGTTAGACGCCTGGCGGGGCCGTTACTGCGCGCTCCTAGAGGAGTGCGATGCCTTCCGCCCGCCTGCTCCGGAGGTGGCCGAGTGACCTCCTCACTGCTGGCCACGGCCGTCGCCCTGTCCATCAGCCTCCCGATCTTCGCGCTCGGGGAGCGTCTCAGGGCGCGGCAGGGGCGCCGCCTCAGAAACCAGCTCATCCCGCCCAACCGAAAGGACACACCATGAGCAGATACGACTCATTCACCAGAGTGGTACACAACCAGGAAGGCCTGGAGACCGCCTACCACACCGCCTCCCCCGCCAAGGTAGAGCGGGTCCTCCTGGAGGGCGGAGCCTTCGTTTTCAGCGCGGACGAGTTCGGGCCGAACCCGGATCCTAAAGTCGAGCTCTATCTTGGGGAGGGGGCCTGGCTGGAGGTCAGCGACGGCCTCACGCCGCCCGTCCGGCTCACTCTCCCCGAGGAGTACGTCGAGGCCCTGGACCGGGAACCGCTCAGCCCGGACCGGCCCCGCCGCCTCTACTGGTCGTCGCCCACCCCTCCACACGGGCTGGACGACCCGACCCAGAACCCCTACGGCTACGGTGACGTGACCCTGTACGTGCCAGAGAGTCTGGAGCCCGCCTACCGTGACAAGGGGTTCTCCGAGTACATGGTCCCAAGTCGCCGCTACCTGGAGATCTGGGAGGGATACGCGCCGGCAGGGGCCGGGGATACCTCAGAAAGCGGCGATACCTTAGAAGCGGTCGAGTCACCTAACCACTACACCTGGCTCGGTCAGTCGCTTGCCGCGCTCGGCCTGAGCGACGCGGTCAACGTCGAATCGTGGGACGTGCTAGACGCGGCTTTCCCGTCCGACCCCCTCCTGTGGAACTGTGGCAAATACCTGCTGCGGCAAGGTCGCAAGGGCGGAAGGGGGAAGCGCCTGGAGGACCTGCGTAAGGCCCGCCAGTACCTAGACCGGCAGATCGCTCAGCTGGCTCGGGGAGGTGAGTGACCGCGATCACTGGAATGTGGGGATAGGGAGGCTAGCGCCGCACGTGGGGGCGGCGCTAGCCTTATCTTGTACCCAGACAGGTAATCCACTCACAAAGGAGAGTGACATGAGCAACACTGAGACCTACCCCGAGAAGGTGGACCGCATCGCCGCCGAGCTGCTGGATGTCCTACGCGACTCGCTCGGCCCCGGCCGACGTCTGCCCGAGGCCCGCGCGGATTACGCCCGCTACGGCGACCACTCCATCACCGTGCGCGATGGTGAGAGCGGGCGCGTTGAGGTGACCGCCCACCTGACCGACTCCGGAGCCGTGCGGGAGTACTCGGCCCGCCTCACTCACGGCGACCAGGACTCCAGGCCGCGGACCACCGTCGGCCCGCTCCGCACGGACTGCTCCGAGGATCTCGAGGAGCACCCCACCCTCGCCTACGTCCTCCCCCTCATCATCCGCCTGGGTGTGGCGGAGGGGCGGATGAGGAGTGCGGCGCAGGCACTGGGGAGGGCCGGATTCCTGGCCGAGCGCCTCGGCTCGAGGGTCGTCCTGAGGGAGGCCCGGCCGTGGGGGTCTTACGCCGTCGCTACCGTCGAGCTAGACCCGGACAACGGCTCGCTGCACGCTCACGGCCGGGACGCTGCCCAGGTGCGGAGGGTCCTGTACCAGGCCAAGATCTTCTGAGTGATCTGTGACGCGAGCCACTGAATACGCCCCGCTAGCGGCTTGCTGGTGGGGCGTATGCACGCATACGCTAGAGCCATGAGAACGAACCGCCCCGCCCGCCAGACCGCCATCCACGCCCACCGCGCACCGCGCCCAACCCTCGCAGCCATGTTCGTCGCCGCCATCGCCGCAGCGGCCCTCACCATCCTCGTCACCGTCGCCGTGGTCGCCCTGGCCTGCTACCTGGCCGAGGCCCCCGCGGCCCCCGCCTCGAGGAGCGGTAGCAGCCAGCAGGCCTCGACCACGTCGACCGCGCCGCTGATCGACCTCACCGCGGGCCGTGGCGCCGACTCCGCCACCTGCAAGCACGCCCCGCGCTCGCCCCGCTGCCTGCGCGAGGGAGGCACCGCCGCCGTCGTTCGCGACCGGGGCGCGGCCCGCCCGGTAGGGGGCGGCGACGACCAGGCCGTCCTGCTCGGCGGCGAGGACGCCCGCCCGGCCGAGGTGCCGGGCCGTGTGCCCGGCCGCGGCGGCTGGGTCAGCGAGGAGGGCCCGTCGCAGGCCTGACCCGGCCGAACCGGCGGAATCGAGCCGATTCGGCTGAGGGCTTGCACCCGGCCTGTATGACGGCATACGCTGTAGCCATGATCGATTCACGAACCGCCCAGCAGCCCGCCAACCACCTCACCACCCAGGAGCCCACTGTGACCCAGACCACTACCCCCTCCGCCCCCTCCGCCGACCAGCTGACCGACCAGATGAAAGTGATCGCCGCCACCGCCTCAGCCACCCTCGGCCTGACCCAGGTCAACGAGTGGCGCACCGGCCGGATCGGCCTCATCAAGGAGCACAGCCCGCTCCAGGCCCGCATGAGGGTCGAGGACGGCCAGGTCGTGGCCCGGATGACCGGCCGCGAGCGCGGCGGGCGAGAGGTGGCCGGCCAGATGGCCGACGTGCTGGACGCCCTCGTGCAGCACTTCGAGGCGCCCCTGCCCGCCTGACCGGACGGCCGCCTCCCGGCGGCTTGCAGCAGGCCCCGCTCACCTGAGGAGGTGGGCGGGGCCTTTTCATGCCCGTGAAGGGGTCTAGGAGCGTTTCTGACGGACTTTCATGGCCGGGTAGGGCCCGTCATACGGGCGGCAGGTTCTAAGCCGTCAGAGGGGCTTACACGGCCTCACAGGCGGCGGTCCCTCCGTAGGAGGGACGCGAGGTGCGCGGCGGGGGCGGTCCGAGGAGGGGAGGAGGAGGGGAAGGGCGCTCGGAGAGGCGTACGTCCTTAGAGGCCGTCCGAGCCCCGTAGACGGGCGAACGCCCCGGTACCTAGGTGCAGGTACCGGGGCGTAGGTGTTAGGCCGTCAGCGAGGCTTACAGGGCGGTTAGAAGGCGCTTCAGGGCGAGGGGCCGAGGGGCGTGGGCGGCGGCGACCGCGTAGCGGTCCTGCCAGCGTAGGAGCTGGTGCGGGTGCACAACCCGGAGGGCTATCCGGGGCGGGGCGGAACCTGGGAGAACCCTGGGAACGTAGTGTGGCGCCAGCCACAGGTCCTTACTATATCTATGGCTTCCCCTCCCCTACGGGGAGGGGAAGCCTATTAGAGAATATGTAACTTAGCATACAACCGCGCCATTCCAACGGAAAGTACGTATGCTCTGCATACATCAGACGGTAGCAAGTGTATGACAAGTTACATGTGACGTAGATCTCTTGCCCGCCCTCATACGTCACTTTGAGAAATTAATTTGAGTGACGGCATTCACATACCTGGAGGTACAGCGGGTGAGAAACCTGGGAGAACCCTGAGAAACCTGGGAGAACCCTGGGAACCGCTACGGGCTCGGAGAGGGGCCGGCGGTCGTCGTGGAGCCGGTCAGGGAGGCGCCTCGAAGGGGCGGGAGCCTGTACCGATCCGGTCAGGGACGTCTACGTACCGCCCCCGTGCCGCCGGTCGGACCGAAGCCGCCGTCGCGGACGGAAAGCTGGGGCGGGACGCTGGGCAGCTCTGGGGGCGATGGCGGAATACAGCGGAAAAGTCGGACGATGTATGCCGTCATAACGGACTTTTCGTTGCAATCCCAACGGTCAGAGAAACCTGGGACGGAATTAGGCATGCCGTGTACCGTGTGCCGAGGCCGTACCCGTTGGCTGGGCTAGGCGTGGCCGCGGTCACACAAAATGGCGGGATAGGCGTAGGCACTCCGTGCCGCTGCCGGTCCGCATCCTGCTTGCCCCCGTCCCGGCGAAGCCGGGCCGCGGCTGCGCGCGAGCGTCGCGGCCGCCAGGTGCATGACACGGTGCACCCTCATCGCTACGGCGCCAGCGCTCCGCTGCGCTCCGCGGCGAGGGCGCCTGGGCGATGAGTGCGCAGCGATGTCATACACCCGGCCGCGAGCACTCGCTCCATGGGCCTAAGGCCCTGGCGGAGGCGTGCATGCCAGGGTGCACACCGCCTGCGCCTAGGGGCTCCGGCGGGTGCAGCCATGGCATACACGCCCCGGCAGGGGAGGGCTGTGCGGGGCGGCTCACCTCGGGGCGGGGTGTCGATCGGTCGCTGCGCTCCCTCTCGAACCGCCCCGGGCTCGGGGTGCCCGCTACGCCCTCGGAGGTAGGGCGAGGTCGGGGAGGGCGTCTCAGCCGAGGGGGCTGAACGGGCTGGCAAGGAGGCCTCCCAGACAGAGGGCAGCCCCGAGCAGGGTCGCACACACCAGAGCCAGGAAGAGGATGTCCGGGCCGGTGGGGGAGCCTGTCAGGCCGCGAGAGGGGTCGGGATGGCGGTAGCCGGGGCAGGCGGGGGGCTGCGAGCCTCCGACGGCCTTGTAACGCCGGTGGCGGGGGCGGTAGGGGGTAGACATGTCAGGTCTCCTTAAAAGGCTGTGAGGGGCTGTGAGACGGTCGGGAGGACTGTGAGGGCTGAGAGGACGGCCTAGCGCCGGACCAGGCCGGTCATCGAGCCGTCCTCCTCGAGGACCACGGCGTGGCGGGCGTCGGAGCTGGCGTGGGCCAGGCAGGGCATGGGGGTGTCTGGGGCGGTGGTGCAGCGGGGCAGGTCGAGAGGGGACGCTGAGGGGTCGTTCTTCGAGTAGGGGGCGCAGGTGTCGGAAGTGACCCAGCCCGGGGCGGGAGCCGAGGCGGGGGCCGGGGAGTGAGCGGAAGTGATGGGAGAGGGGGTGGTAACGCGCGTTAGCGTGCAACCCTCCGGGGAGGCGGGGGTGGTGGGGTGGGAGGGCGTGGCGGAGGGGTATGGGGTCCCGGCCTGCTCCGGAGTCGAGGTTCCGGCGCCGGTTCCGCGGCACTCACGCTGGGCCTGATTCCAGTCCTGAGCGGCTAGGGCGTGGCAGTAGGCCCGAGCGGTGCGGTGGGCGTTGATGGCGGCCACGTTGCAGGCCCCGAGCAGGGCGGCTACGAGGGCGGCGCCGATGGCGAGCTGCATGAGGGAGGGGTGCCACCTCATGGAGGGGCGGCGCAGGATGCCGGGGCGGCCCATGTCCTGGAGGGGGGTCTCCTGCTCGGCCTGCTGGGAGGGGGCCTGCTCGGTCGGGCCAGGCCGGGATGGGGCGGCGAGCGGCAGCTCCTCGGTCGGCGTGCGGTCGCGCCAGCCGGCGAAGGGGGCGGCGTGGCTGGGGTGGGCGGGCCGGCCCGTCGGGTAGGTGCCCGTCGGGTAGGTGCCCGTCGGGTAGGTGCCCGTCGGGCGGTCGGTGTGCGGGCGGTCGGTGTGCGGGGCGCTGGGGTGGTTGCTCATGCCCCTACTGTATGACGGCATACGGGGTGGGTGCAAGTCCGGGACCGAAGGCGGCCGGGCCAGGCCGGGCTCCCTCGTCCTGGGAGGGGTCGAGGCGCTCGCGGGGCGGCGCCGGCCCCTCGTGAAGCTATGCCTATTTAAACCGCGCGTACGCGGGCGCGCCTGTGGTGGCACGGCCCTCCGGCCGCGGTGTGGGACCTAGGTCCTACCAGAGAGGGGCGGGCCGGAGGGGCGGGGTGGCAGGCCGCGAGCGCGAGACGGCCTGCTGTGTACGGTGTACGCGGGGAGGTGGCTTGACCGAGGGGAGGTGTGGGGTGGGGTGGAGTGGTGGTGTGGGGTGGGGTGGAGTGGTGGTGTGGGGTGGAGTGGTGTGGTGGAGGGCGCAGCCCCTTCGTGCTCGGAAAGGGCACCCCTATGGATAGGCCCCTATACATAGGCATGCACGATGGGGACGAGGCAGGCCGGCCGGCCGCCCTTCGCTCATAGGATCCGCGAGCGCGGGGCCGTCCACTCATAGGTCTTCCTGATGAGGGAGGGGCGATCGATGCCCCTTATCGATCAGGCCCGGACCGAGGGGGCGAGCCCGCGCCCATGGGGTTTCCTAATGTTTACGGAGAGATCGATAGGGAGGGGGTGGGCTTGGCCCCCCTATAATTCATACCAATAACCCACCCTCAACCTTTTGTATGGGAGCATACATGTCACCTTCATCCCCGACCTCGCCGTCTGCGGGGGCCCGCGAGGCGCTCACCGACGCGGCCCTGCTGGCCGTCGACACGGCGCTCACGGTCGGCGCGGCGCTGCGCGTCACCCGCTTCGCCACTACCGACGTCCTGGGCGGCTGGGCCCTGTCGGACCCCCTGCACCGGCTGGCGAACCGCTTAGAGCCTGCCACCCCTCCCCACCCGTTCGGCTACCTAGCCCCGCCCTCGGCGCCCCTGCACCGCCTCGTGTCGGCCCTGGACTGCCCGTTCTGCGTCGGCACTCAGGCCGCCCTCGTGATCGGCGCGGCTCTGGCCGCCACGTCGTCCCGCGCCGTCACCCCTTCCGGCGCCCCTCTCCCCCGCTCGCGACACTCCACCGCCGGCCGCCTCGTCCGAGCGGCCTGCGCCGCGCTCGGCGCCGCCTACGTCGTGGGCCACGTCTCGCACAGGATCGACTCACTGGCGTCGGCAGCCTCCCAGCCCGCCCCCTACCAGACGAAAGACTCGAAGTGACAGCCTCGCCCACCTCCGCCGCGACCTCAGCCGTCTCTAGCCTCGACGCCTACCGCTCCCGCGCCCTGGCGCGCCGCGGCGTCATCGTCCAGCAGCCGCCGGCCGCTCCGCCTGCCTCACCTGCACCCCGCACCCTGACCGCCGCGGCCTCACGCCCTGCCGCCTCGGGACGGGGCGCCTCCGGCTCCTCAGCCACCTCTCCCCGGCGGCAGTCCCCCAGCACCCGCTCGTGGCAGGCAGAGGCGTGGGCGGCCTACGACGAGGTCGGCGAGGAGAGGTTCCTGGCCTCGACCCTCGCCGGGCGCCTGAGCCAGGCCCGCCTCTACGTCCAGCACAAACCAGCCACAGGCCCGCGCTCCTCGCTGCGTGACGACGGGATGGACGCGACCGACACCGCCCCCTCCCCTACGGCCACCCTCGCTGAGGCGGTCCTGGCGGCCCTCGGTGCGTCCCAGCAGGACCTGGGCCAGATGCTCCAGCGCCTGGCCACGAATCTGTTCGTGGCCGGTGAGGGGTGGCTCGTAGGCGTGCCGCGCCACGTTATCGACGAGGTCTCCCCGTCCTCGGCGCCGGCCGTGACCGCGCCTAGCCCGGATCCGTCGCTGACCGATCTCGTGTGGCGCGTGCTGGCCGTGACCGAGGTCTCCTCGGTCGGCTCCGACGGGCGCACCGTACGGCTGAACCTGGGCACCGACGGCTCGGCTCCGGTAGAGGTCGCCTCCAGCGACGTCTACATGGTCCGCGTCTGGCGCCCGCACCCGGCGCGCTACTGGGAGGCTGACTCGCCCACGCGGGCCTGTCTGCCGATCCTGCGCGAGCTCATCGGGCTCACCCGCCACATCAGCGCCCAGATCGACTCCCGCCTGGCCGGCGCCGGCATCCTGGTCGTGCCCTCCTCGGCCTCGGCCGCTCTGGCCTCGGACGCGGCCGACTCCAGTGCCTACGGCGCGCCTGACCCGTTCGTGGCCGCGCTCATGGACTCGATGCTGCGGCCGATCGAGAACCGGGACGACGCCTCTGCCGTCGTGCCGCTCGTCGTGACCGTGCCGGACGAGGCGGCGGACAAGATGAGCCACCTCACGTTCTCCTCGGCCCTGGACGCCGGCGCCCGCGACCTGCGCGACGAGGCTATCCGGCGCCTGGCCCTGGCCCAGGACGCGCCGCCGGAGCTCCTACTCGGCTCGGGCGCCATGAACCACTGGGGCGCGTGGCTGACGCGTGAGGACACGGTCACCACGCACATCGAGCCGGTCCTGGCCCTCATCTGCGACGCGCTGACCTCCCAGTACCTTCGTCCGGTCCTGCTCTCGGCGGGCCTATCAGAGGACGAGGTGCGCACGCTCTCCGTCGGCTACGACGTCTCCGCCCTCGTGGCCCGGCCGAACCGCTCGGAGGAGGCGCTGAACCTCCACCGCGCCGGCGCCGTGTCGGACGAGGCGCTGCGTGAGGCCAGCGGGTTCGACGACTCCGACGCCAAGCCCCTGGACGAGCGGGCCCTTATGCAGGCCCTGGCCATGGTCACCAAGCGGCCGGACCTGATGGGCACGATCGGCATAGGCCCGCTCACGCAGGAGATCCTCAAGGCCTACGAGGGAGACTACTCGGCCCCGTCCGAGGCCCTCCGCGCCCTGGCCGTGCCTCCGGCCGCCCCCGACGCCCCCGCTCCTGACCAGGACGGCCCCGGCCGTCCCCCAAGTGGCGCCGACTCGGCCGAGCCGGGTAGGGTGCCAGGTAGCGAGGCGCCGGTCTCATCCGGCGACGCCCGCCCGGAGTCATCCACCACGGCCCCTGCTGGGGCCTGACCAGACCTCAGGAGAACCCATGACACCTCCCCCACCCACAGCCGACGCCGCCCGCGCCTACGCGGCGGCGTCGGCCGCTACCGCCGCCTCTACCGCCCAACGCCGCACCCCGGACGCGCGCCTGACCGCCCACGGCCAGGACGTTGACGCCACCGCCCTCGTGGCCGTCGTTGACGTCCTGGTAGTCAAGGCGCTCGAGGCCGTCGGAAAGAGGATCGTGCGGGCCGACCGCGCCCGCTTCAACGCGCTCAAGGGCCGCCCGTTCCACGAGGCGCACGTCCTGTGGCCCACGGACATCATCACCGTGAGCAAAGCCACGAAGGGCGCCTGGGACGTCGTCCCGGCCCTGCTCGACAACCACGGCTGCCCTGGCGTCGAGTCCGGCCGCGTCGTGACCCTGCTGGACGCGTACGTGTCCCAGGTCGCCACGCACGGCGTGCCGCACCGGCTGGACCGGCTAGTGACGGCGCTGCGCTACGTCCTGCCGGAGAACGCGCTCATCCGTACCCCGTCCCTGAACCGGGTGTCCCTCGAGGAGGTGCGTTGATGGCCTCCCCCTCTACCTCCCCCGACGTCGACCTTCTGGCCGAGGGCCCCTCGAACTGGGACTCTCCTAAGGCGGTGGCGGACTGGCGCGACGCGATCGAGGAGCAGTACCTCGACCTGGCCGAGCCGGTCCTGAACGACTTCCTGCGCAAGGTCCGCGCTCTGGCCGAGGACGCCCTCGACTCCCCGGTCCTCGTGGCGGCCGGCGACCGGGTGCCGAACCCGTTCGCCTGGACCTCCGTCCGCTCGGCCTGGCAGGCCGCTATCCGAGACCTCATCCGCGACGGGCGCGGCCGTCGACGCCTGCCCCAGTACGCGACCGTGCAGAAGATCCTTGAGGACTCAGGCCTGCCGGTCGCCGTCTACGAGGACGTGCGCGCCCTTCTCAAGCGCGCCGCCTCCGAGGGCTGGGGCGAGCGGAAGACGAAGATCGAGCTCGGCAGACTGCTCGGCACCTCCCGCCGTAAGGGGGAGGCCACGACCGCCTACGCGGCCCGCCTGCGCACCCTGGCCCGTACGGCGGCCACTGCTAACGCCGCCCACCGGGCGGCTACCTCGGACCTGGCCCGCAAACGGGGCCGGCTGCGCTGGGTAACGGTCCACGACAACCGGGTGCGGCCCACGCACGTCGAGGCAGACGGGCAAGTGCAGGACCTCGGCACCCCGTTCCTCGTGGGCGGCGCTCACCTGCTCTACCCAGGTGACCCGGCCGGCCCGATCAAGGAGACGGCGAACTGCCGCTGCATCCTCATCCCGACCGACGCCCGGCCTCCGGTCAACCGGGCCGTCAACGTAAAGTACTCAGCCGCAGACATTGAAAGGACAGCCATGAAGCTTCGCATCGAGGAGACAGCCCGCCGCGTGGGCGAGTTCTCAGACCTTCGGGACGAGGAGCCTGTCGGCGACACGGTCGCCGAGCCCGCCGCAGACGGCCGCTGGGAGGGCGTCATCGCCCGCGAGGGTGAGATGACCGGTGACGGCCGCCTCATAGAGGAAGGTGCCCTGCGCTGGGACGACCTGCCCATTCCGCTGCGCGTCGCGTTCAAGGACGTAGGAGGCCACGACGGCGCTGAGGTCTGCGGACGGATCGAGACCGTGGAGCGCCGCGGCAACGGCGACATCTACGCTACCGGGACCTTCGACCTAGGCTCCGCCGTCGGCACCGAGGCGTTCCGCCAGATCAGCGAGCAGATGTCTAACGGCGTCTCCATCGACACGGACGACGTGGCGTTCAGGATCATGGCGAAGGCGGACATGCTTGAGGCCGACGTTGCAGATTCCGGCAATGCTGAGGACGTGGAGCCCGGCCCAGACGGCCGGGTCAAGGTCGCTGCCATGTCCTCCTCGGACGAGCTCATGGTCATCGAGTCAGCTCGCCTCCGAGCCGCCACCCTCGTGGCTGTCCCCGCCTTCGCCACGGCCCGCGTCTACGCCGCTGGGCAGGCTCCCAGCACCTCAGAGCCCGCCGAGCGCGACGAAAACGTCGATTCTGGGGAGAAAATGGCTCGCTCAGCGGGTGACGACCTGCCGAGCCGCGACGCCCTGACCGCAGCGGCTATTCCTACCGCTCCGCCTGAGGCGTGGTTCAAGGACCCGCAGCTGACCGGCCCGACCGCCCTCGTGGTCGAGGACGACGGGCGCGTATACGGCCATATTGCCGTCTGGGGTACCTGCCACATCGGCCAGATCGGGAAGTGCGTCGAGCCGCCGACCAGCCCGTCTAACTACGCCTACTTCCGCACCGGCGCCCTACGCACCGCTGAGGGCACGTCCGTGGCTGTGGGGCATCTCACAATGGGGACCGGCCACGCAGGTCCGCGAGAATCGGCCAACGCTGCTGCCGAGCACTACGACAACACCGGCACGGTCTTCGCCGACGTCGCGGCCGGTGAGGACGCCTCCGGCATCTGGATCGCGGGCTCCCTCCGTCCCGGCATCACCGCCGAGCAGGTCCGCGTGGCCCGTTCCGCCCCGATCTCGGGCGACTGGCGCACGATCCGCGGCTCCCTGGAGCTGGTAGGAGCCCTGGCCGTCAACGTTCCAGGCTTCCCGGTGCCTCGCCCGCAGGGCCTGCTGGCCTCTGGTGAGGTCCGCTCATTGCAGGCGTCCGGCGTCGTGGCCCACGACGACTCCGCCGCCCGCGCCTCGCACCCCTCGAGCCGGATGCAGGGAGACGGCCTCACGCTCGGCGATATCTCGTACCTGAAGCGCCTGGCCGAGTCCGAGCGGCGCCGTGACCTGCAGCGCGCTTCGGCTGCGGACAAGATGCGTGCTCGTGTCGAGCGCGCCGGTACACTGGCCAAGGCGGCGTCCATGGCGCGCCGTCTCGGATCCATCTGAGGAAAGGCACAGAAATCATGGGATGCGGATGTGGACGTACTACAACTCCCCCGGTCGGCACCGAGCCCCGGCCCCTAGCCGACGGCACCCTGCCTGGCGAGGGCTCCAAGGACTCCTCACCGATCACTCGCTTCTAGGCGTAGCGCCATCCATCGTCATCGGTTATGATGATCCCTGTTAGAGGTCTCATGGACTCCTGACGCTGGGTGGATCAGGCAGAACCCCCGCACCGTTTGCTCATGGCGGTGCGGGGGTTTTGTTCGCCTTATAGAGGGATGTCTCACTCATAGGTGTATCCTTTAAGCCAACGGCATGGCAGCAGGGCCTCGTGTGTACCCCGCTGGGGACGGGAACCCTGCCCAGCAACGAGACACGGAGGACCCCTCAACATGCGAAAGCACTTCGATATCGCCGTCTTCGCCGACCAGGCCGACGACGCCCAGGTCGAGACCTTCGACCTGGAGATCCCCGAGAACCTATCCGACCTGAGCGCCGCCGACCTCGGCGACCTGCGCTCCAAGGCCGTTGACGCCTTCCAGACCCTCTACGCGAACGGTGAGTTCACCGATGAGGACCTTGCCACACTCGGCACCCTGACCGACGGCATCGAGGTCCTTTCCGCCGAGATCAGCGCCCGCGAGCAGGCCGCCGCCGAGCGCGCCGCCAAGGCTGCCGAGATGGCCGCCAAGGTCGGTGCCGACAAGCCCGCCAAGGAGGACGCTCCCGCGGATAAGCCTGCCGATGACGACGCGGACGACGCTTCGGCCGACGACTCGGACGATGGCGACTCCCCGGCTGAGGAGAAGGCCGACGCGGCCGAGGACGAGGCTGAGGCCAAGGCCGAGAAAAAGGCCAAGGCCGCCGCGGCCGACGTCGAGCCCGAGGCCGTCACCGCCGCTGCCCCTCGCGGACCCATCAAGCTGTCCGGCATCCGTCGGCACGTTCACACCCCCGCACCTGCGATCACTGAGGAGACCTCCGTGGAGGACACCGCTAAGGCCCGCATGACCGTGGCCGACGTCCCCGGCTTCGCCGCCGACTCCGACGCAACCTTCGAGGACCTGGCCGTCGCCCTTGACCGCCGCCTCCAGGGCTTCAACTCCGGCGCCTACGCCGCCGCCGCTCGCGCTGGCCGCGCCATGAGCGAGCGTCACGGCCTGGCCGTCATCCGCAAGTCCTTCGACGAGCGCGCCACCGTCAACTCCCCCGAGTCGGCCGAGGCCGCCATGGCCTTCGCCGTCAACGAGAAGAACCTGCCCGGCGGCTCCCTCGTCGCGGCCGGCGGCTGGTGCGCCCCTTCCGAGACCGTCTACGACCTGCTCGAGGACGAGTCCCGCGACGGCCTGATCTCTCTGCCTGAGATCAACGTCACCCGCGGCGGCATCAAGTTCACCAAGGGCCCCAAGTTCGCCGACCTCTACGCGGCCCCCTCCTTCAACTTCACCGAGGAGGAGGCGAAGGCCGGCAAGTACCTGCCCGACACGGCTAAGCCGGGGGAGAACAAGGTCGGCGCCAAGCCCGTCTACAACGTGCCCTGCACCGACTTCGAGGAGGTCCGCCTCTCCGCAGCGGGTATCCACGTCCAGGCCAACCTGCTCCAGCAGCGAGGCTACCCGGAGCTGGTCGCCCGCACCATCCGCGGCGCCCTCGTCGCTCACGAGCACAAGATGAGCGAGCGCATCATCGCCGCCATGGAGAAGCAGTCCACCGCCGTCTCCCTGGACGCCGGCCAGATCGGTGCCGCCGCCCCGATCCTGACCGCCATCGAGCTGCAGGTCGAGCACTACCGCTACGCTCAGCGCCTCTCCCGCTCCACCACCCTGGAGGCGGTCTTCCCGTACTGGGTCCACGGCGCCATCCGCACCGACCTGTCCCGCCGCCAGGGCGTTGACCTCACCGACGTCAACGACGCCCGTATCGACGCCTGGTTCAAGGCCCGCGGCGTGAACCCCCAGTTCGTCTACGACTGGCAGGCCCTGACCGGCGCGGCCGGCGACTTCAAGGTCTGGGGCTCCAGCCTGAAGTTCCTGCTCTACAGCGCGGGCACCTTCGTCAAGGGCGGCCAGGACGTCATCACCCTGGACACCGTCTACGACTCGGTCCTGCTCGGCCAGAACGACTACACCGCCCTGTTCACCGAGGAGGGCTACCTGGTTGCCAAGCGCGGTCACGACGCCCGCGTCGTGACGGTGCCGATCAACCCGAACGGCGGCACCGGCACCGGCATCAAGCTCCTCGCCAACGGCACGGCTGACCCGGCCAAGTAATGACTCCGGGGCGGGCGGCGGCCAGTCCCCGCCCGCCCCGTGATCGTCACTAGCCAGTCACCGTCCAGCAAGGAGGACAGATGCCCATCATCGCACCGAAGCAGCGCATCGAGGCGCCGGTCACTCAGCGCCTGAAGGGCGGCCTCTTCTCCCGGTTCGCCCCCATCGAGGACTCCTCGATCCGCTGGGAGAACGGCGTCACCTGGGAGGACGTCGAGCGCACCGACGTCGGCACCATCGGCCAGTACCAGAAGCCGGGCACCGTCACGGGCCTGCCCAAGGTCCTGGACAAGCCTAAGGGCGTGACCGTCGAGTCCATGGCGCCGATCACCGTCTACGCGACCTTCCGTACCACGCCCCTCGACCACACCCCTGAGGAGGCCGTCGCCATCGCTGCGCAGCGCCTCGCCCAGTACGAGGAGTACGCGGTCGAGAAGGCGCTGTGGAGCGGCGTCGGTGGCACGGGCCCCGCTCTCAAACGCGCCCAGGAGTGGGCCAACAACGCAGGTGCGCAGCCTGCCGAGGGCGCCTGGAACGCGGCTGAGAAGTACGCCCACACCCCAGGAGTGGCCCCGACGTTCCACCTCTCGCAGCGCCTCGGGTCGATGCTGGCCGGGCGCATGTACATCGACACGGACCCGAGGACCGGCGAGTCCTACACCCGCATGGGGACTCCCGTGGTCTTCGGTGACGGGTACGACGACACCCCGACCATCATCGCGTCCACCGGGCCGATCCTGATCTACCGCGGGGACGTCTTCACCTCGACCACCGGGGCGGGCGGCTTCGACAAGGGCACGAACGATCTGACGGCCGTCGCTGAGCGGCAGTACGTCATCGCGTTCAACCCGGACGACGCCTACTTTGTGAAGGTATCCACCGACCCCGGCTCCGGCAAGTACGTGGCCCGTCAGTTCTGAGCCCAGATGACCTACTCACCAACTCCAACACCAACGGGAAGGATGCGCTGAGCCATGGCTAAGACGCACTCATACACACCAGTGCTGGGGAAGCGCATCCGCGTCACCCCGCTGGACACCTGCGGCAAGTTCGACAAGGCACAGCACAAGCCGGTGGCAACCAGCGGCTTCGTGTCGGTCAAGCTCTCCGCCGAGGTCGAGGACGGCACGGAGATCACGGTCCGCAAGGCCGACGGCTCCCTGTGCGTCAACGAGAAGCAGTCCAACACCTTCAAGTACTTCACGGTCGAGCTGGAGTTCTGCGGCGTGAACCCCTCCGTCCTGGACATCGTGACCAACGCCACGAAGTACCTGGACCACGCGGGCGACACCGCGGGCTTCAAGGTCGCCTACGGCAAGATCGAGAAAAAGTTCGCACTCGAGCTGTGGACCGGCCTGTCCGGCCAGGCCTGTGCGGCCGGTGCTGAGGACGCCAGCGGCTACCTGCTTCTGCCCTTCATCACCGCCGGCACGATCGGCGACATCGAGGTCACCGGTGAGGACGCGATCACCTTCTCTATGACCGGCGCCGTCACCAAGTCCGGTAACGCCTGGGGCGTCGGCCCCTACGACGTGGTCAAGAAGGCCAAGGCCGGAGGCGGCGGCTTCGAGAACGCGAAGCTCCCCACCATCCTCGACCCGCTCGACCACCTCCTCATGATCGACACGGCTCTCGCTCCCCCGCCGGACAGCGACCAGCCCGTCACCATCCCCTGAGAAACCCCACCTCAGAGGCACTGACAGCCCCGTAGAGCGCACAAACGCCCTGCGGGGCTGTCACCATACCTGCGCCCCGCAGAAGCGCCTCTACGGCCCTTAGGACGGTCCTATAGGTATACTCATCCGTGCGGGCACCGCCTATGGAATCCAGGCGGCGTAGCCATCCCGCACCACGCACGCGTTGTAGGAGAGGGCATGCAGGACATTGGCAGGGGCTACGGCCCAGGGGACTGGCCGGTCTCCTACAGCGCGTGCGAGGATCTGAAGGAGTACCTGGACGAGGCCGGCAGGCCCGAGCAGCAGCACACCTTCGAGGCCATGGCGACCCAGCTCCTGTGGGAGTGGACCGGGCGCCGATTCGGGACCGACATCGTCGTGATCCGGCCCGAGCCAGCCGACTGCGCGCCGCCGCCCACCTACCAGTCCCAGGAGTACCTGAGAGGCTTCCTCCCGTTCCGTCTGGGGGGCGTCCTGCACGACGTCGTGTGCGGCCTGTGCGGCCCCTACTGCACCCACACCCACGGGACTCCGGCCATCCGCCTGCCCGGCAACGTCCACCGTGTGCACCAGGTCACGATCAACGGCAAGGTGCTCCCGCTGGGCGCGTACCGGCTCATCAACCACTCCGTGCTCCAGCTCACAGGCCGCACCTCACCGCTCGGGCCCGACGTCCCGCTTGTATTCCCCCCGGTACAAGACCTATCCCGGCCGACGACCGAGGAGGGCACCTGGGAGATCCGCTACTCGCAGGGCGTCCCCGTCCCAGAGGGCGGCCAGGTCGCCGCCGGCGTGCTCGCTCTCGAGCTGGCCAAGGCGGCCTGCATGGACCGCGACTGCGCACTACCGGCCCGGCTCCAGTCAGTCACCCGGCAGGGCGTCACCGTCCAGGTGCAGGACGACTTCGAGGAGATGCAGGAGGGCCGCACTGGCATCTGGCTGGTCGACTCCTGGGTCACCTCGATCCGCAAGCCTCGCCAGGCCGCCCGGGCCTACAACCCGGACGACTACGTGCGCCGCCAGGCGCCCGGCCGTCGCGGTGGGGTGATCTGGTGAGCCCGGCCCCGCGGCTGACACGCCGCTCTCGCCAGCAGAGCGAGGACTACGCGGCCCTGTCAGGCCGAGTCGCCTCGCCGGTGCCGTCCGTCGTCCACTCCACCGCGCTCGCCCTGCTCAAGGGCGGCGCGGCCGCCCTGTCCAACGCGGTCTCGCAGGCCTACGTCGCCCCTGGCGCCGAGGTGGCGTGGGACGAGTGCTGCGCCGGGCACCTCTATGTGCGCACCGTCTCCGTCTCTCCCGTCTTTGGCCCCCGTGCCGCCGACGGCGAGGCGTGCTCGGTGCGCTACTGGGCCGCGACCTACGCGCTCGGGACGCTACGCTGCGTCGAGGTCGTGGACGATCGGGGCCGGGGGCCCCGCCCCCTCGACCTGACGGCCGACGCGGCCGTCCTGCACCAGGACATGGCCGACCTGGGCCAGTTCCTCACGTCGTCCACGAACGCGGGCGACATGGACTGGCAGGCGTCTGGTCCCGACGGGGGCTGCGTGGCGGGCGAGTGGACCTTCACAGTCCGCCTCAACTGCCCGTGACGTCCTCGCAAACTCGTGGGGTAGTGTGAGATGGTTCACGTAAGAGTACGGTTCAAGGGCCCAATCCGTCAGGACAAGGTGGCCCAGATCACTAAACAGGCCGCCCTTAAGGCGTCCAAGCGCACGCAGGGGCGAATCCAGCGCAACATCCGTGCCAAGGGGCGCGTGAACTCGGGCCGTATGGTGAACTCTGTCACAATTGAGAGGGTCCCCGGAAAGCACCCGCTCAACCCGACCTTCGAGATCGGGGCTCGTACACCGTACGCCGCCTACCAGGAGAAGGGCACCAGGCCCCACGGGCCGGTCAGGGCTAAGCGCATGGTCTTCACACCGAAGGGCTCCAGCCAGACCGTCTTCGCGAAGTGGGTCAAGGGAATCAAGGGCGCGCACTTCGTCCGCGACGCGGTACGGCTTATCAAGCCCTCTGACTTCCATTAGAATCGCCTCATGGCTACTATCACGATCCCCGGCAAGACCCGGAAGTCCATCACCGTTGAACTCGTTGGCGAGGAGTACAAGGTCCGCCCGCCCAAGGCCGCCGTCGCCATCTTCCTGTCCCAGGCCCTCAAGGACTCTGGCGACGACGCTGAGAAGCTGATCGAGGGCCTGTCGAAGTGGTGCCGCGTCCTCTTCGGCAAGGAGACCGGCGCCGAGGTCATCCAGCGGCTCAAGAATCCCGCCGACGACCTCGACATCCCCGACCTGACCGACCTCCTCACCGCCGTCATGGAGGACGCGAGCGAAAACCCTACTACGTAACCCAGCGCCTGCTGGCCTCGGCCCACGAGGAGTGGGACTACACCGACGGGTTCTGCCTCGGGCACGGGATCGACCTGGAGACCCTGCCCCTGAACCGGTTCTGCCACGTCATGTGGTGGATCCTCACCCGAAACGCCGAGGACGAGGGCGCTACCGAGAAGCTGAAGAGGGACCTGTGGCTCCCGCCCAAGGGCGTCGAGGTCGCCGATCCGCGCAGCCCGTGGTACTCGGGCAACGAGTCCGACGGCTTCGGGTCCCTTAAGTCAGCCCTCGGGGTGTGACATCATCTATAGGACACGCCTATGCGGGCGGTATCATGGCCTCAGACAGGAGTCGGGCCGCGATGCCGCCCGCTCGACGTACGAGTGGGGAGGGTAGCCCGTGGCAGACAAGATCGGCGAGGTCGTCGTAGAGGTCGGCGCTGACGCGCGCGACTTCAACGGCGACGCTGAGCGGGGCATCGAGAAGAGCCTTAAAAAGATCGGCAAGAGGATCGAGCGCGCCGCCGAGAAGTGGGCGCGCGAGATGCGCGACTCGGTCAAGGACGCCCTGGACGGCCTCGTGCTGCAGGTCAACGCCAAGATCGACCCAAAGGACCTGCGCCGCATCGAGACGGCGATCGCCAGTACCAAGGCGTCGCCGGAGGTAACCATCTCGGCCCGCGAGCTGGAGGAGATCAAGCAGAAGCTCCGCCGGGCCGAGTGGCGCACGCCGGTCAAGCCGGTCCTAGACGACAACGCCGTGGCCAAGATGGGCCGAGAGCTCGACGAGATGAAGGCCGCGATCAAGGCCCGCGTCGACCTTGACGAGGTGTCCCGCAAGCACGCACTGGAGGCGATTCGTAAGACCGAGGCGGAGATCGATGCCAAGGTCGATATCAAGGGCCAGGACATCGCTGAGCTCAAGGAGAAGATCGCCAACATCAAGTCCGAGGTCAAGGTCGACGCCTCGCTTGAGAAGGCTACGCAGCGCAAGATCAAGGAGCAGATCGCCAAGCTCGACGCGAAGCTCAAGGCCGAGGCCGAGCTGGACGACGCCTCCAAGAAAAAGCTCCAGGCGGAGCTGAAAAAGCTCGGCGGGGACATCGAGGCCAACGCCCACCTGTCCGAGGCGTCCAGGCGGAAGCTAAAGCACGAGCTCAACAAGCTTGACGGCAAGGCGACCGTCAACGCAGACCTCGACGACGGCAAGGCGCGCTTCGACCTGGCCCGGCTGACCCAGAAACCTCGCTACGTCGATATCCACGTCCGCCTGGCCAAGGCGTCGCTGGCGAAGGTTGCCACCGAGCTGAAGGCCCTGGCCGGCGGGAACATCTTCGGCAACCTGAAGAACAGCCTCAACGACATCTTCACCAACCTGGACACCTTCTCCCTGAAGATGGCCGGGGCGGGCACCGCCATCCTCGGGCTGACGTCTATCGCCGGGGCCGGGCTGGGCACGCTCGCCCAGTTCGGCGTGAGCATCGCCCACACCCTCCCGGCCCTGCTCGCCATGCCCGGCATCCTGGCCGCGGCGGGTGCGGGTATAGGCATCTTCGCCGCAGCCATGTCCGACGCCTCCACCGTGCTGGAGGACCTGGGCCCGTCCTTCGAGGCTCTCCAGGACTCCATCTCCACGTCGTTCTGGGGCGAGGCCGAGGGGGCAGTCCGCTCCCTTATCACCAACGGCCTGGAGGCCCTGACCCCGGCCATCTCGGACGTGGCCTCGCAGATGGGGGCCATGACTGGCGCAGTCGCCAGCGCGGCCCAGGACCATCTCCCAGGCTTCCAGGCGTCCCTAGGCTACCTGGCCGAGGCCATGGATATCGGTGGCGACGGCGCCGGCGCCTTCACCGACGCGCTGCTCACGCTGGGAGAGACCGGCGCGAAGTACCTGCCGTCGATCGCCGAGTGGGCCAATGGCGTGGCCTACAGCTTCCAGAGCTGGGTCCAGGCCAAGACCGAGTCGGGCGAGATGGATCAGGCCATCCAGTCCGCCGCGAAGACCTTCGGGACCTTGAAAGACATCGTCTTCGACCTGGGCGGCATCCTGGGCGGGGTCTTCTCCGCCATGGCCGCAGGCTCGTCCCCGATCGACTCGGTCGCAGACGCTCTGGACCGTGCCAACGCGGCGGTCAACGGGCCGCTGTGGCAGGGCACCCTGACCACGATCTTCAGCGCGATGGGTACGGCCGCGTCCTACGCCTTCCAGGGCGTAGGTTCGCTTGGCCAGGCCTTTGTGTCCCTGGCGCCCACGCTCTCCACGATCCTTCCGCTGGTCGGCCAGATCATCGAGACGGGCCTCAATGGAATCTCCCTGGCCCTCCAGGACCCCGCCTTCCAGGGCGGGCTGGAGTCGTTCTTCAACAACGTCCTCATCGCCGTCCAGGCGCTTGCGCCCGCCATGCCGGCCCTGGGGGAGGCGTTCGGTGCCCTGGCTACAGTCGGCGGCGAGCTGCTCGCAGCCGTCGCTCCACTGATCGCCGAGCTGGTCGAGCAGCTGGCGCCGGTGATGACTCAGCTGGCCGCTCTGCTGGCCCCGATCATCGAGCAGCTGGCGGCGGCGCTCATGCCTGTCATCCAGGCGCTCGGGCCCGTGCTGTCGGCCCTGTTCGCTGTCCTCGGCCCGCTCATCAATGACCTGCTCGCTGCGATCGTTCCAGCCATCCAGCCGATCGTAGCGTCGATCATGTCCGCGCTGATCCCGGCATTCCAGCTGATCGGGACCGTGGTGAGGGCTCTCCTGCCGATCGTCGTCCCGGTCGTCAACAACATCCGCGACACGATTACCAGCATGATGAAGATCATTCAGGGCGTCATCAACGTCGTCATGGGCATCATCACCGGCAACTGGTCCCAGGCGTGGAACGGGATCAAGCAGATCGGCATGGGGGTATGGAACTTCATCTCCAGCTCCTTCCGGAACTTCGGCAGCCTCCTGAAGGGCATCGCCCAGGCCGCTTGGAACCTCCTCGGCAGCGTCATCTCCGCCGGGTGGAACGCCATCAAGTCCGGTGCCTCAGCCGCGTGGAACGGGATCAAGTCGGTCGTCTCGACCGGTGTCAACGGCGTGGTCAACTTCGTCAAGAACCTGCCGAACAACATCAAGAGCATCTTCTCCAGCGCCGGGTCCTGGCTGGTCAGCGCGGGCAAGAACATCATCCAGGGGTTCATCAACGGTCTGAAGTCCATGTTCGGCTCGGTGAAGTCCACCCTGGGCGGGCTTACCAGCAAGCTGACGTCCTGGAAGGGCCCCGAGCCCGTCGACAAGGTCCTTCTCACCCCGACGGGTGAGCTGATCATGAAGGGCTTCGTCAAGGGCCTGGAGAGCCAGTACGGCACCGTCCGCAAGTCGCTGGCGGGCCTGACCGAGGACATTGCCAAGCCCGCCACGATCGGGTTGAACGCCGACGTGCGCCCGCTTCCCGCCCGCGCTTCGACCGGGCGGGTGACGTCCTCCGGCGGGGTCTCCGCCTCGGAGCCCTTCCATAAGAGCAATCTTGGAGGCGCTACAATCAACATAACTAATCACTATCCGCAGGCGAAGCCTGACAGCAAGACCCGTGACGAGGTCGCCGAGGGCCTGCGGCTAGCCGCCATCGTGTAAGAAAGGTCACCCACCCATGGCCATCTACTCCCTAGACGGAACCGACCTGGATGACCCTCTAGGGCGCTGGGTGCTCGCCGAGGGAACTACACTGTCGACCCGGGGCGAGCCCTGGAACGCCTCCGTGGACATCCCGGGGCGGTTCGGCGTGCTGCCGATCGCGCCGTCGGTCACCAAGTCCGCCACCGTCGCCCTGAAGTTCACCGTGTTCTCCTGGGCCGACAATCGTGACGGCTCCCGCTGCAAGGGCGGGCTGGCCCAGCTGGAGAAGAACTACCAGGACCTCCTGCGCCGGCTGTTCGCTTTCGGACGCCTCCAGACTCTCCAGTACACGCCTGCGGGCCAGCCGGTTCGAGAGGCACAGGTCCGGCCCACGTCCTCCGTCGAGCCGGTCCTCGACCCGCACTCGGAGACGATCACGTTCGCAGTCACCTACGAGATCGCCTCCGGCCTGTGGCGGGGGACGTCGAACCTCGTGGCGCTCCTTACGGACATGTCGAAGTTCGACGGCTGCTCGATGCCTATCCCGGACGGCTGGCTGATGCTGGAGCCTACCGCCCCTATCTGCACGGTCAAGGACAACGTCTCCGGCTCCTCGTTCACCTTCACAGGCTCTCTGAACGGAGGTGAGCGCCTGATCGTGGACATTGCAGGCTATCGGGCCTGGAAGAACCCGTCCATCGAGTGGGACATACAGCCGGGCGCCCGCTCCGCCGACGGCGAGATCTCGATGAGTCCCGGGGGCTTCCGGGCCACTCCTAGCGCTGACGGCCGCATCTCAATGACGCTGACCGGCACGGCCGGACGCTTCCGCGGAAGGATGGCCTACTGATGCCGCGCAACCCCGCCTTCGCGCGTGGCCTGGCCATGCGCTACGTCGCCTACGACCAGGCCACCGGCAGTCGCCTGGGGGTGCTCCCCGACGCACTGGCCGGCACCTTCACGTGCCCGCGCCAGGCCACCCCCTCGCTCACCCTGTCCTACCCGAACGGGGACCTGGGCGTACGGGGAACCCTGCTGGACTCGGACGTGGAGCTCGCCGTCGAGCTCTGCTACGACGGTCAGACCTGGTCCGAGCCATACAACGCCAGGTTCATCAACCTCTCCTCAGAGTGGAACCTGGTAGACGACGGCACCGGGCGACGCCACGCGGACCTGATCCACATCGGGCACCGGCTTGAGGGCGCCCTCGTGTGGGACGTCCCCTTCGCGGCGATGGACAAGGACGGTAAGTACCGCTTCCGCGACCGCAACGCTGGGGAGATCCTGCGCACGGTCTGGGACGCGGCCGTCAAGCGCGGCTGGGGCAAGGGCCTGGACCTTGACGTGTCCGCCACGTCCGACTCCGCCGGGCAGCACTGGGCGTTAATCACGACCATCGCCTTCGACCCGTCGGTGTCGATCAAGTCCATCCTGGACTCGCTCATGAACATGGGCATGCTCGACTACCGCTGGCGCGGCCGCACTCTCCAGATCTACAACCCTGACGCCGCGCTCAAGCGCGAGAACCCGGACGTCGTGTGGCGCCTGGCGGCGGGCACGAAGTCGGCCCCGGAGAAGCTGGATTGGTCCCAGTTGTGCACCCACGTCCTGGTGAAGGGTGACGAGGGCAAGACCTGGACCTTCCCCAACCCTGAGGCGCCTACGGGCATGCCCCGCACGGAGAAGGTAGTCAGCGCCGGCGGCGTGACCCTGGAGGCGACCGCCCGAAAGGTTGCCGCCCTGACGATGAAGACCGGAGCCACTCCGGCGGCCGAGGTCAAGCGTGAGTGGGAGGCCGACGACCTTCAGTGGCTGCCCTTCGAGGACTACGCCCTGGGCGACTGGATCCGCGTAGAGCGGGCCAAGGGCCTGGAGCGTATGCGGGTCTCGCAGATCTCCATCTCGGTGACCGAGAACGGGCGCTGTCAGGGCCACACCACGTTCGGGACCGTCCTGGACGACGTCCTGGCCCGCTTGGCTAAGCGCCAGAAAGGCGTTCTGGGAGCGGTCAACTCCGACGGGAAGAACCCCCGGCCGGAGAAGCCGAAGAGCAAGTACGCGCCGGTGCCTCCCCAGGGGCTTGTAGTCACCTCGGACGTGGTGATCAACGACCAGGGCTGGCCCCGGGCCGTCGCAACCCTGAAGTGGTCACCAGTCGAGACTGACGCCCTGGGCGTTGCCGTGGCCGTCACGGGCTATGAGATCTCGGCGCGTCAGTTGCCGTTCCTGTCCGGCCCGATGAGTACGTCCAAGGAGACGCAGGCCCAGATCGCCAACCTTACGGCTGGCCTGAAGTACGCGTTCAAGGTCCGCGCTGTGACCGCCGACACGACAGGCTCGTGGTCGCAGGAGGTCGAGGCCACGATGGCGATCGACACCGAGCCGCCGCCGGTGCCGACGGCTCCCGTCCTCACTCAGACCTTAGGCGTGCTCGGCATTTACTGGGATGGTAAGGGCACCGGTGGGGCAGGCATGCCGTCCGACTTCGCGGGCATCGAGGTGTCGGTGCGCGAGCCCGGCCTGACGCCTCAGAAGTTCTCGGACATGCCGGTGCCCCTCCAGCGCACCAACCTGGCGGGCCTGGAGATCCGTGAGTGGGAGGTGCGCCTGCGGTCCTACGACCGGGCCGGGAACAGGTCGGCCTGGGGCGCGTCTGCGACTATCACGCTGAAGCAGAACGTCGACACGGACGCGATCGTCAAGCAGGTCGAGGAGAAGCTCAAGAACTCCGACGCCATGCAGCAGGCGGCCCGCGAGGGCACGCTCAAGGAGATGAAGCACCTCACTGAGGCCATGACCCAGGTGGCCACCAACCTCGTGACGTCAGGACCCATCCCGCCGGATAGTGGGACAATAGGGTCCAGCATGTGGATCGCGCCCGACGGAAGAATCTTCGTTCTCAGAGCCAAAGGAGACGACTAATGCAGCCATACGCAGCCGCTAAGCAGTGGCGGGACGGGTTCGGCGCGAACGAGACCCGCATCACCGCGGCCGACCTCATCCACATCGAGGACGGCATCAGCGCCGCCACCCAGGGCGTCACGAACCTGGAGACGAAGGTCAACGGCCAGCCCGCCGAGATCCTGAAGCAGGTTCAGACGATCGCTGAGAGCATCAAAGTGCTCATGAACAAGGCGATCCCGATCGGCACCATCGCCATGTACGGCTCCAACGCGGACCCTGAAGGGTGGATCCGCTGCGACGGGCGCCTGATTGACCGCAACACCTACCCGACGCTGTTCCGGGTGATCGGCACCAAGTTCGGCTCGACCACGGTATCCAACTTCCGGGTGCCGGACTACCGGGAGCGCACTCCAGTTGGTGCCGGCGACGGCTCGAAGTACGACCTGAACGACAAGGGCGGCGCCACGACCATCACCCTGACGGTAGACCAGCTGCCCGCTCACACCCACCAGATCGGAGAGGTGGAGGACCAGGGCCGCCGCTTCCAGGCGCGCACCGCCGGCCAGGACATCGGCATTGGCACCTCCGGCTACACGTACCTGACGTCCACCGGTAACAACGGCGCTGGCCGTAGCCCGATCGCGGCCTCCACCGGCTCGGGCGCGCCTATTGATGTGCGCCAGCCGTACCTCGGCTCGATCTACATCATCAGGGCTCTGTAATGCCGGGCCCTAAGAAACCGTTCCTCGCCGGCGCGGGGGCCCGCGGCGCTCAGTACGTAACCGTTCCGGCGTTCGCCGCGCCGGGGCACTCATCCCCGTCCAACTCGAGGGACGCCCCGGGCTCAACCGTCGTCTACTCCCCCAAGGGGTGGAAGTGGGAGGAGGCCGGCGACGACTACTCCAAGACGGTCTCCAGGCTGACGGCCGCCACGATGGAGTCCGCGGTGCGCCGCGTCAAGACGTCCTTCGGGGAGGTCTTCTACATTCGCGGCGACTCCGAGACCGTACCTCCGTTCCCGGGCACCGCCGTCGGCGACACCTGCCGCGTTCAGGACGCTCAGACCCTGGACATCACGGCGGAGTGGCGCTGGGACGGCGCGCGCTGGGAGCGGATGAAGGTCACCAGTGAGCAGATCAGCAACCTCGACGTGGGGAAGCTGACCGCAGGCGCCGCCAACATCGCTGAGGTCACTGCCCGGAAGATCGCCTCCGACGTCGGGCGGTTCCTGGAGATCACCACGGACCAGCTCACCGTCACCGGGAACGCCTCCTTCGTGAACGCGACTGCCCACCACGTGTGGTCCGAGATCGTGACCGCGAAGCGGGGAGAGTACGAGCAGATCCACGCTGGCATGATCGCTGCCAACTCGATCACCGCCAACCAGATCCAGGCGGGCGCCATCGACGGCATGGTCATCACCGGCGCAACGATCCAGACGTCCAGAACCCCGAATCGGGGGCTCAAGCTGTCCAGCGACGGCCTCCAGGTCTACTCCCCCAAAGGCTGGAAGTCACTCGACATCAACGCCCACACCGGCGACATCATCATCAATGGCCGCATCGGGCGGCGCGACTCGTGGTCGGAGTGCTACTTCAACGACCTGGTGTGGGCCCAGACCGGCACGGACATCTCCCGAGCCGGGGCCAAAATCGGCTGCGGGCTGGTGTTCAACTCTCTAGAGGATGACTGGGACGACGGGGGGCTGTTCCTACAGAAGGACTCGCAGACCGGAACCCCTACGATCACGCTGCAGTCAGCCGCTAAGTCGGGGGACAAGGAACGTCCGTCTCTCATGCTGGGGGCTCAGCAGCTGAGCATCTTCATCGGCACGAACGGTACGTGGGGCACTATGGCCCTGAACAAGTTCGGCTTCAACGTCCGCACAGGGGCCAGCTCCCTTGTAGTCAACGACAGTGGTCTCGAGTACCGGAAGACGAACGACAACTACTCGTACCTAGGCGTAGGGCGCACGTGGGCCAACCTCGCCACGCTCGGCAACCGGAACTCGGGAGTCTGGGTCAATGACCACGCCACCGTCATGGCATGGCGCCGTATCCCGCAGATCTGGCTCGACAACGACGGCATCCACATGAACCCGGAGAAAAAGTTCACGATGCAGGTGCCGAGGCTCTCCAAGGAGCGCGGCGGCCTGTGGCTGTCCCACGCCTGTACCGAGTCCCCCTACGACGGGGTGGAGTACTGGGAGAACCTCACTCTCGACGAGGCTGGGCACGCCCGGTGGGCGCTGCCGGACTACGTACCGCGGATCGCCTCCCCGGTTGCGCCGTGGGCGGTGTTCGCCTCAGGCACGGCCTCTGCCGAGATCGACCGCAGCGACCCGGACCTATGGGCTGTCACCGTCAAGGGAGAGCCTGGAGCACGGGTGGACGTCCTAGTCAAGGGCGCTCGTATGGTCAACACCGGGGAGGACGACGCTGACGGCGAGCCGATCATGAAGGACAACGCCCGTAAGACCAACTGGGAGCTTGGCCCGCCCGGTGGGGGCGGGAACAGTGGAGGCATCCCCGACGACATGTCCCTGCCCGGAACGTACTATGGACCTGCACCTCGCCCAGAAGATTGGAGCAATGACAATGGAAGCACAGACCAGCCAGGTTGACGCGCTCGCCGTGATCGACGCGCTGACGATGGAGATCGCCGCCCTGACCCGCAGGGCCGTGGTCGCTGAGCAGCAGGTGGCGGCCCTCATGGCCGAGAAGACTGAGAACAAGGAGAGCAAGTGAGCGTAGGATCGATCACCGCTGAGATCGCCCGTCGCATCTGTGACAGCGAGAACGTCGGCTACAGCCAGCCCGAGCGCCGGTCGTGGTACGCGGCGGCCGACGCTCACGGGCGCGTCTCCAGCCCGCAGAACGCGGACTGTTCCAGTCTGGCGTGCGGTGCCGTCTCCTACGGCATCCACCACACCTACGGGGTGCCGTGGGGCCACGCCGCCCTCCTGGAGATCAACGACTACTGGACCGGCAACATGCGCCAGGGCATGGAGTCTCATGGCTTCAATGAGGTCCCGTGGAATGACTCAGACCTCACCCCTGCCGGCGGCTTCCAGGTCGGGGACATCGTCCTGTCGGCCGCGAACGAGGGCGGCGTCGGCCACGTCGTGGTCGTTGTCGAGTCCGGCAGTGACCCGCTCGTTTCCGAGGCGTGGATCGCCGAGGACGGTAGCATCGACGGATACGCGGGCGACACCACCGGTCAGGAGACCCGTACCGTCCGCTACTCCTCGCACCCGCACACTCAGCGCGGCGCGTGGACGTCGTGCCACCGCTTCAGCGAGGCGAAGTTCCTCCAGCAGTGGCCGGCCTTCGCCAAGTGGAAGACGTCGGCCCCGGCCTCCAGGCCGGCCGCTCCGGCGTCTCAGGCGGCGGCGCCGCAGCACGCCCACGGGATCGACATCTCCAGCCACCAGGGCGGGCTCAATATCGCCGCGATCTGGGCCGATTTCGTCATCGTCAAGGTGACGGAGGGCACCGGCTACGAGAATCCATTCTGGCGTGCCCAGGCGGAGGCGACGCTGGCGGCCTCGAAGCGGCTTGGGTTCTACCACTTCGCCCGTCCAGGTGACGCGGCCGCCCAGGCTCGCTACTTCGTGTCCGCCGTCGGCGCCCTGCGCAGCAAGGCGACCCTGTGGCTCGACTGGGAGGACAACGCGGTGCCGCTGGGACCTGGCTGGGCGAAGGCGTTCCTGGACACCGTTAAGTCCCTGACGGGCTCCACGCCGGGCATCTACATGAACGGCAGCGCCGTGGGCGGCTACGACTGGAGCGCCGTCGCTGCCCAGTACCCCCTGTGGTACGCGGGCGGCCCGGACTACTCGGACTACGGCCGCCCCTACTCGGACCCGGCGGTGCCCTCGGTCTCCTACTGGGGGCAGCCGCTCATCCACCAGTACACAGAGGACGGGAGCCTGCCCGGCTACTCCGGCACGCTGGACCTGAACCGCTTGCGTGACCGGACCGCGTGGGACCGCATGATCAACGGCGGCGCCGTCACCTCGGCCCCGGCCCCCGCAGCCTCGGCCACGCCGTCGGCGAGCCCCTACACGGGCAAGAAAAACAAGTCCGATGGCCAGTCGGAGCTTGTCTGCAACGGCGTCTTCGGGATCGCGACGATCGGCCGGCTTCAGCAGGTCATGGGTACGCCGATCGACGGCATCCTGAACGAGGGCGGCAGCCCCGCCGTCGCCCGCCTCCAGGCGTTCCTGAACTCGGCCGTACAGGCGACCACCCAGGTCGCCCTAAACGACTCGCCGCGTCTGGCCGAGGACGGCGTCCTCGGAGCGGCCACGTGGCGCACGCTCCAGTTCCTCATCATGGCCTGGCACAAGGAGTACCTGCCTCAGGGCTGGGACTTCGCTGACTGGGTTGACGGTGAGGCCGGCCCTGCCACGATCGGCGCTCTCCAGCGGGCGCTGAACAACTCCAAGGCCAACTCGCGGCGGCTGTGGTGAAGCCGTGACATCGGCGTAACCTATAGAGGCTTCACAGACTCATAGGGATACACTAAGGGCGGGGACTCATGAGGTCCCCGCCCTTACCTATGGAAGGAGAACATGTGAAGTACGCAACCGCGACGTTCTGGGAGGGCCTGGCCGAGCGCGCCATCTCCACCTTTGCGCAGTCCCTTGTGGGCGCCTTCGGTGTCGGCAGCTCGCTTTTCGGCCTGGACTGGAAGGGTGCGTTCGGCATCGCCGGTGCGGCCGCTCTGGCCTCTGTCCTGAAGTCGTTCTCCCTGCCCGAGGAGACCGACCGCGCCGTGGCCTCGGCCGAGGTGGAGGCCTACAACCCCCGCCACGCCTCCGACCTGGCCGGCTGAGACAGCCATGCTCGCAGCAGAGTCGTCCCCGTCGCCTATCGTCACAGTGCTGACCTCGCCGGACGTGATCGCGGCGGGGACGGCCCTGCTGGTTGCACTCATCACCTGGCTCAGGATCACGATCAGTAAGCAGCAGCAGCGCCTGGAGGAGAGGATGACCCGGATGAACGCCCACATCGCGAGGGCGGCCAGTGCGGCGGAATCGGCCTCGGAAGGCGTCCACAACAGCCACAGCGAGAATCTGCGGGACGACCTCGACTCCAAGTTCGGGCAGGTCCTGGATGGGCTGGCCCGCCTGACCGCGTCGGTCGACGACCTTCGGGAGTCGGACCGGCAGCACGACGCCCGCATGGCCCGCCTGGAGAACCAGATCGAGGGCGTCCGCAATGACGCCCGTACTGATAGGTCTCACCTATACACGGAGGTCCAGTCATTACATGATCGTATTGATAAGGTAAAGTCTGAGACGATACCGTTACGTCAGGAGCCCAGATGATCTCTCCCGCAGCTACGATCACCGGCCGAGTCGTAGGCCCTGACGGCCTGGGGCGCCTGGGCCGCCTCACTCTCACTCCCGCCAGCCTCGGCGCACCTCTCCCGGCTAGGGACATCGTCGCAGGTAGAGCCTCGTTCCGCATCGATACTGACGGATATCTGGTAGGGCATTCAGGCCGGTCGGTAACCGTCTCTCCCGGGAACTATGAGATAGATCTCAATATTCCTGGGGACCTCGGAGCCCATGTCAGGACAACTAGAGCCCTGGCAGACGGTGACGTGCTTAATATCGCCGACCTGCTCGCGACGGTGCCCGCCCCACCACCACCACCACCTCCGCCGCCAAGCCCGGACCCGGGCCAGCCGCCTACGCCTCGGGAACGGGGTGTCCGCATTGCGGGACAGCCCGGTATCCTTGAGGCTATAGATAGGTCGAAAGTCATAGACCTAGGCAATGGAGTACTCACCTGGAGGTAGACGGCTATGGCCGATCTCACATGGTACAGCCGAGAGGGCGCTGACCAGCGGTTCCTGACGAAGACCGAGGCATCTGGCCTGGCCACCAAGGCTGAGAGCACGCAGGGCGACGCCGCCCTGAGCGGTCGGATCGACGCCGTCAAGGCCACCGCCGAGGCTGCCCTGCCGTCAGCCACCGCCGCCGTCACCTACTCCACGAAGGCCGAGATGGAGGCCGTCAAGCAGTCCATTCCCCCGGCCTCTACGCCTCCGGACCTGTCGGGCTACGCGACCAAGTCCGAGATGCAGGCCGCCGACGGCGCGCTCGATCAGCGCATCGGCATCGTCTCCGGGGTCGCCTCCGCCGCGGCCACGAAGGCCGAGCTGGCCCAGTACGCGACCACCGCGGCCGTCGCCAGCACCTACGCCACCCGGGAGTCCCTGGCAGACTACCTGACAGCCTCCGACGCGGAGAGCACGTACGCCACGAAGGCCGCACTCGCTCAGGCCCAGCTCGGAGGGGGCGGCGGCCAGGCTCCGGACCTCTCAGGGCTCGCCACCAAGGCTGAGATGCATCAGGCCGACTCCGCCCTGGGCGCCCGCATTACCCAGGTCAAGGCCACCGCCGACGCCGCCCTCCCCAAGATCGAGGCCTCCGCTCAGTACGCCTCCAAGGCAGAGGTGTCGGGATACCTCAAGCAGACCGATGCCGACTCCCGCTACGCCGCCAAGTCGTCCCTGGCCGGGGTCAAGGCGACGGCGGACAAGGCCATCGCCGCCCAGTCGCCGTTCCATCCCGGGGAGCGCTACTACTCCCCTGTGACGTATTTCTGGCCCGACTACTACGACGACGGCAAGCCGGGCAAGACCTCGAAGTGGGCGCAGATCCTAAAGTTCGCGGGCTCCCTGGGCATCGTCATCCTCAACCGCAGCAGCGGCAACTGGGACGAGTTCAACGTCGACTTCAAAAAGCAGGCCGAGCTGGCGCTCGCCGCGGGCGCGAAGCGGGCGGTCTTCTACGTCAAGACCCAGTACCTCGCGGCTACCCTCCCCGCAGGCGACCCTGGCCGGACCGACGTCCCCAACGTCGACAAGTACACGCCCGACTACATCCTCGGCCAGATCGAGAAGGCTAAGACCCAGTACGGGGATGTCTGCCAGGGCGTGTTCCTGGACGAGACGATCAACGGCTGGGGCACGCAGGCCGGCCGCATCCCCGCCTACAAGTCCCTAATCGATCAGATCCGCGCCAAGTACGGCAAGGACTTCCTCATCGTCGTCAACTCGGGCTCGAACATCTCCGAGGACATGTGCCGGCTCGACTTCGACGTCTGCATGATGTTCGAGAAGGACGCGACCGCGTTCCTGAACGAGGACCCCGGCACGCCGATCCTCCCGGACCACATGAAGGCGTACCCGTCCACACGCTGGTGGGCCGTCGTCCATGGAGTCACCTCGGAGAACTACCGGAAGGTCTTCGACAAGGCTGACAAGCTCGGGATCGCGCACCTGTACATCACGGACGGGCAGTTGCGCGAGGACCCGCAGCAGGGCGGCCAGTGGGAGCCGGTCGGCAACCCCTATGCGAACCCGCCGTCGAGTCACATCCTTGAGCTCGTGGTTCCGTGGCTGAAGGGCTACCTCCCGCTGAAGCTGGAGGTGGACGAGCTGCGCTCTCGGCCGGCCGTCCTGTCCCTCGGCAAGCACGAGGCTGTCCCTGCTGGGACTAAGCCTGGAACGATCATCGTTAGGAAGGATGCCTAATGGCGGATAGTGTCCTGCCCCCGTTCGGGACGTGGTGGCGCGGCAACGGTGTGAGAGATGGCGATGGGGCGCTGATCCGGGCAGGCTCGTCCTCGACCCTGTTCGACCAGTACGCGCTAGACCGCGAGGATGGTAAGTGGACGATCGAGTACGAGTACTCAGCCGATGCTGAGGCGGTCGTATGGATCGTCATCAACCGGTACAGCGACGCGAAGGTGAAGCTTGGGGAGGGTGCGATCTTCGACCGGCGCCTCCCGGCGGCCCAGAACAGCCGCATCGTCCTGGATATGGAGTTTCCTGCCAAGGTCGACGCCAAGTGGCTCCCGTCCATGGTCGTCCGACCCGGCGGCGCGGATGTTAAGTTCAACTGGGTGAAGGTCTATAAGACCCCGCCCCCAGCTCCGGCGGGCCCCGTCACTACCGTGTGGAACGGCACAGACGAGATCGGGGTGGCCGTCACCGTCTGGGACGGTACCAGCGAGATTCCAGCTACTGTCGAGATTCAGGCCTAAGGAGAAACTGTCGTAATCCACGATATCAAGGTCACGAAGGCCTCCTGACGGTAGCACAAGGCCCCCGCTTGTAACTGGGCTAGTACAAGCGGGGGCCTTAGTATGTCAGGAGTAGAGCTCCCAAGCGGAGGCGTTCCCTCCCTGGGCCTCAAAGGTGAGGATTGCCGGCTTGGTGGAGTCCCCTGAGATGTTGGTCCACCAGTCTGAGCCGCGGTCGGCGGAGGGGCAGGAGATGATCCAACGCGAGTCCCCGACCTGGCGGACACCGAAGTTGTGCCAGTGCCCGTGGACAAGGATCCTGGCGTCGTAGAGGCCGCTACGGCGGCCGAACGCGAGGTCTCTGAACCATCCGGGCACCTTCGACTGTGAGCCTGCCAGGTGGCCGTGGGTGAAGCCGATGCGGGTCCCGTCCGCGGCGTCCACGGTAACGGCCTCCTCCCACTTCTCGGGACGGTGGAAGGTGACGTGCTCATATCCTGGGCGGTCGGCGATGATGTCTTCGATGTTGTGGGAGATCATGATGCCGAAGTCGTCGTCTGGGGCGTTGGCGCGGGAGTTCTTCCCCGTACCGGTGCGCACCGCGCAGTGGTTGGACGGGACGGCCACGTAGTAGAGGGACTCGCACAGCGGCGCGAGCAGCTGGACGGCCTCGGCGTAGAGGCGTTGGACAGTGCGAATCTGATCGGTCAGGGACAGGTCGTTGGTCTGGGCCTGGCTGGCGACGTTCCAGAAGCCCTCTGTCGAGTCCCCGACGTCTGCGAGGATGATGCGCTGATACGGGGCCGGCTCTGTGAGGTCGTCTGCGATGTCCTTCAGGGCGCGGCGCACGAGCCGGACCGTGTCCTCCGTGCCGCCACCACTTCCACAGTTGTGCGTGAGTGTCAGTTCCCGGCCAGCCAGATACTCCCCACCCTCGACGGTGATGCACTGAGCCATGCCCCGGCCCGCAGGAACCACGTCGATCACGGACAGGCGATGGTCCCGCCTCTCTGTAGACGGCCGCTGATTGGCGGCCTTGCGAGGGAGTCGGAACATCGGCCGGTCTGCTCGGAACTGAATGCGCCAGTGTTGCTTGCACTGGGCATCGCCGTAGTGTCCGATAGCCGTAGTTACCTTGGGGGTTACTCCCTCCAAGTGGAGGAGGGTGAGGACGCCGTCGATGATGTTCTTGTTGGTGTTGCTAAACTCGATGGCGCCTGACCTAGGGTTGCAGTAGCCGTCGGAGTCCATGAGGCCCTGGAGGAGTGCGAGGCGCTGCTCAGACGAGGCTTGCAGATACGCCTCGGGGATGTGCTTGTTGTCCTTCAGTCCCGCCAGTCGAAGATCCCGGGTTAGGCCGTCTACGACGACGGTGCCCAGGCCCTCCCGGGACTTGATCTCGTGCCCAAGGGCGAGCAGGTGGTCACGATCCACGGCTCCCTTGGTGATACGCCCGCCCGAGGCTCGCCCGTCCCCCAGCCAGAACCCCAGGATGTAGGGGTCGATGGGGAGGCTGGCCTCGGGCAGCTCGATCGGGCTATGCGCCCACACCTTGAAGGGCCGCATCCTACCGGCCCGCATTCGGGTGATCTTCATGATCTCCTCAGTCGTGAGAGTCATCTCACGGTCCTCCCACCGGGACGTGTCTCCCTCAGGGTGCATGCGGCGACGGCCGCTCCATAGGTGGCCTGAGGTAGCCCGCAGCGCTCGCCCCTCGGGGAAGGTGACGTCGAAGAGGTCCTGCTCGGTCGAGCCGGTCACTGCAAGGATGCGCTTCGGCTTACCGTCCCGGCCATAGACGTGCATGCCCGGGCGGAGGTCCCCGTGGCGCTTCCAGCCGTCGGTCGTCAGGACCGGGGTTGAGTCTTCAAGAGCTTTGCCTACCTGAAAGTCCGCCAGGCAGACCACCGGCGTCGACTCGATCGGGCCGGACGGGCTGGTCGCCCTAGGCAGGAGAGGCTCGCGAAAGACGGGCTCCAAGTCCTCGTAGGAGAGGCGCTTAGCCTCCTCCATCTCAACGGCTCCGGGGCGGTACTCGATCTTCTCGTACGAGCCGTCGGCGAGGCGGACGGTCTTGCCGCGCTTCGTGATGGCACCTACGGGGAGGTCGAAGAACGCGTCGCGGTCGAACTCATCCCGGCCCTTGCGTTTCAGGGCGCGCCTATGCCGGCGCACGGTCGCCTCGGAGGTGTTGAACTCCTCGGCCAGGTCGACGTTCGTCTTGCGCTCTCGCTCGGGGAGCTCGTCGTTGGCGATGATCGCCTCGTCCAGCGGACTCATGGGTCTCCTATCTCGGGGCTACTGGGAATGTTGGGGAAATTCTATCCCTGTCCCCAGCCTTTTCCACAAATCCATTAACCGTTTCGGGACCTACGTGTCGCACATCACCTGAGTAACTATTGTCAGGCATTGCCCCCGCCTCACTTCCAACCTACAGTTGAGGCATGAGCACTTCAACATTCGTCATCACCGGCCACGCCTGCCGAGGCTGCAAGCACTGCGAGCAGGGGGCTCAGCTCGTAGGTCTCAAGCTGATCCACTGGACACTCGCCCTGTTTACCAGCTTCATCTGGCTGTTGGTTCCGCTGTTCTACAAGCGGTGCCTATGCTGTGGCCACAGCCTGTACCTGAACCAGCACTGATCTACCTCTCCACCTACCCAGATAAGGGGAATCCCATGAAGAACCAGTACGAGTACACGATCAACTCAACCGACGACATCCGTAAGGCCCCGGCCGAGGGGTCCGCTGGTGCGGGCCCGCGCCTTCGAGTGGAGGATGGCGCCGAGGCAATTCGAGGTGCCGCAGCCTCCTCCGGAACTGAGAACTGAGAACTGATAGGAGAATCCAATGACATCCCTCTCTACCAATTACCTCGCCTTCCCCAGCAACTTCAACCCTCTCACCGAGCGCCGCGTGTCTGCTCAGTCCTGGGCCAACGCCCTTCTCCCCTACCTGCACTACGTGCACACCGTCGAGCAGAACGGCGTCACGCAGGTCATAGCGGAGAACGGGAACGACCTCGTCCTGACCCTCACCCAGTCCGAGGAGAAGCGCGGCCGCTGGCCGCTGTGGACTATGGACATCTACTCCCGGCGTACTCGCGTCGAGTACAGCTACAAGGTCGGTAACCTCCGGGACGTGCTAGTCTCTCTCCTGCACGAGCTCTGAACCATCACCACCGCCTAGTCAGCGGGCCAGAGCCTCGCCAGGCAACGGAGCCACGCAGAAACCCCACGGTTCAAGGTCGTGGGGTTTTCTGTTGCCCGGATCACGCTTGTAAAGTTGTGAGCTCTTTACCCGTCACCTCACAAGATGTAGGCTGGACCCATCACCCGGCGACGGCCACCGCCGTCCCAGATAGGAGCAGTCATGAGCATCATGGACCTGGAGAAGGTAGTTAGCATGGCCAGGAAGGCCGCCCAGGGCTCACACACGCCCTGCGGCCCAATCACGTGGGTCTGGGGTAAGGAGGACCTAAAGGCCCTCGTCAAGGCCATTCACGCCTCACAGAAGGTCGTCATGGACCTGGAGACCACCGGCCTGGACGAGTATGCGGAGGCCGGCGGGGACACCAACGGCGGCTACCCGGCCCGTATCGTCCTGGCCTCCCTGACCCTGCCAAATGCCGAGCGCGCCGCGGCGGGCGCCTACAACTGGCGCACCTTCGACGGCGAGCAGCCGATGACCTACCTCGTACCCCTCTCGCACCCGGCCTCGCCCTTGATCGGAGTGTGGCGGAAGGTCATGGCGATCATCGGCCGCGAGATTAACCGCAGCGGAAAGCCCTTCGTCAACGCGAACATCAAGTTCGACGCCCGCTGGGTCTTCGCCCAGGCCGGCGTGGACCTGTCCGATCGTATCGAGTGGGACACGACCGTCTCGTCCCAGCTGGTCGACACCGAGGCCCGCACCCGCCTCAAGATCCGCGCCGCTCGCGACTTCGGGATCGAGGAGTGGGACGACTTCGACCTCAGCACACCCGGCGCCGCCGAGCGCGTGGACCTGATCCAGCTGGGCGAGTACGCGGCGCGTGACACCTACTACACCTGGAAGATCGAGGAGGAGCACCGCGACCAGATGTTCCTCACCGGCGACGAGGAGCCCTCCGACTCAGACGACATCCAGATGGCCCGGCTCGGCAAGGTCGCCACCTACGTAGCCATGCCTACTGTGAAGACTCTCACAAAGGTCGAGCAGCGGGGCTTCCTGCTCGACGTGGACTGGGTCCACGCCAAGATCGAGGAGATGGACGCGCTGCGCCTAAAGGCCTGCGAGGACATCCTCGGCCTGTACGGCACCGCCCCCGCGCCGGCGCCAGCGAAGGACGGCGTCACTACCGCCGCGACGTCGAAGTGGTTCCAGGGCTTCGTGGCCCAGGCCATCGAGGCTGGCGACCTGCGCGTGACGGCCCGCACGGACTCCGGCAACGCCCAGTGGAACAAGGCGGTCCTCATCGCCCAGCAGCGTCAGGGCAGCCCGGCCGCCGACGCCCTGCTCCGCCACCGCGACGCGACGAAGACGCTGGAGTTCCTCCGCTCGTGGCTGGAGCTGCGTGACCCTAACAACGTGATCCACGCCACCTACAACGTGGGATTTGTCCGCACGGGAAGATTAAGTTCGAGCAGCCCGAACGTCCAGCAGATATCGGCCAGGCTCAAGCCCGCCTTTATCCCGCGGCCCGGGCACGTCCTGCTCGACCTCGACTACAGCCAGGTCGAGCTGCGGGTGGCGGCGTTCATCTCCCGCTCGCAGCCGATGATCGAGGCCTTCCAGCGGGGTGATGATCTTCACAGGCTCCTAGCCGCGAAGATCGCCGGCAAGGCTCCAGCGGACGTCACCAGCCTGGAGCGCAAGAGGGCGAAGGCCGGCAACTTCGGCCTCCTCTACGGAATGAGCCCCGGCGGCTTCCAGTCCTACGCCGCCACCGCCTATGACGTTTCTCTCACTTTGGCCGAGGCGCAGGCCGTCCACAGCGCCTTCTTCGAGATGTGGGACGGCATGCGCCAGTGGCACGAGCGCGCCAAGCGCCGGGCCTACGAGCGCGGTTATGTGACGTCCCCCATAGGCCGCACGCAGTGGCTCAGCGACCTGTACTCGAAGAGCTCGTTCAAGTCGTCCCACGCCGAGCGCAACGCCCTGAACAGCCCCGTGCAGGGCTTCGGCTCGGACCTCATGCAGATGGCGGCGGCCTCGATCATGGGCACGCTGCCCGGCTACCCGCTTCCCCGGGTCGAGGGGGCGCACGTCGTGGCCACCGTCCACGATGAGATCTGCATCGAGGTGCCCGAGGACCGCTGGCAAGAGATCCTGATCGAGTGCAAGCGCCGCATGGAGGACGTCAACACCTTCCTCCGCCCGCTCGACTGCCAGATGGACGTCCCCATCGTGGCAGGCCCCTCGGCCGGGACCCGCTGGGGCGTGCACGACCTGCACGATGAGGACGACCCGCTCCCCACGCCCTGAGGTGACCGTCCTCACCCAACTGAGACTTGCGTCTCAAATCCTCAAAACCGGGAATACGTTGAAAACGCTGGGAAATCTGCCTATTCCCGTAGTCACTTGAGACCCGCACCACACTTAAGGAGCCGCCCGCGCAACGCGGCCACTCCCCGCCCTCCCGGTGACCATCCCCACCCCGCTGAGACTTGCGTCTCACTTTCAGAAAACGGGAATACGCCTGGAAACACTGGAAAAGGTCCGTATTCCCAAATCCCTCAGAGACCTGTATCACACCCCAAACAACGCCTAGGAGGCACCCATGCGCAACGCGCTTCGCACCTACCCCGCCCGCAAGGCCACGATCCAGGGCCGCCCCGCCGTCCAGGTCCGGGACACGAGGAACGAGATCGAGTACTGGGTCGAGATCACTGACGAGCCGGACTCCGGCGGCCGCTACCACGTCGTAAACCTCCTGTGCCGCCCAGATACGGGCGTTCGCTTCCCCGACAGTGTCCCCCACAGGACCCTCTGTGAAATCGCCGCAAACGTGCTTGAGAGGGCCGAGAAGCCCGCACGAGGGGGCAACGCCTACCGCGGCGCGCCTGTCGAGACGCTGCGCAAGCTGATCGAGGAGGGCAAGACCCGCACCGACATCGCCAAGGAGCTGGGTCGAAGCATCTACACCGTGGACTCCTGGCTGCGCAGGGCCCGCCGCATCGACCCCGAGTTCCCGGGCACGATGACGAAGAGCGGGACACGTCGCCCGGCTCGTAACAAGACCCCCTACGCGAGGGCGCCGAAGGACGCCTGAGCCCCTGACCGAAGGGCCCCAGCCTTCGCGGCTGGGGCCCTTTTGCGTGCCCTGAATCACTCCCTCAGGCCTCTGTCCATATGCTGAGACAGTTGTCCGCATAGCGGGAAAGTGACCCAAGACACGCCTGATTTGCCCTTCCGCAGCCCCCCATCTCACATTCTGGACACATGTATGCTGGTCGTATGGCGTCATACGGTTTGTCCCGCAAAGTTTGCACTTTTGCGCTATTGCTGGGATCCGTCGGCGTGTCGGACCGTATTCCCAAATCGGTCTGTGAGGAATATCCCACTTTTAAAGGCCTATTCCGTGAACAACTTCACCGTTTTGCTCTTGCATTTGGCCCCGGAATTTGCCATCATGCGCGCCCGCGCGCGCCCACACACACTCGCGCCCCCGTGTCTCCTCCCCCTGACGGAGTCAGGGGGGGAGGAGACACAGGGGGCGCTCGTGTTGTGTGGGTAGTGGAATATATGTGTATATATGAGCCAGGTCACATCCGTTGCCGAGTCCGTTTCCGTACCCGTTGCCGGTTCCGACCGACCCCCTCGCTCCGCTGCGCTCCGCTTCGGGGGTCGGTCATTGAACCCCGGTCCGATTCGTGCCCGTCGCCAGCGCCGGGGGACCTTCACCCGCCCGGTGTCCCCGCGAAGGGCGCTGCGGCGCTGGGGCGCCGGTCGCCCCGCGGGTCCTCGGGCGTTTTCGGTCCCAGGCGGAGAGGCTTTCCTCGGGTCGCCGTGTCGAGACTCGCTCCGCTGCGCTGCGCTCGGTCGACACGCCCGCCCCTCGGGCCTCTCGGCGACCTCGAGCTCCGGAGGCGGTCCACCTCGCGCCTGCCCCTCGTGCCCCTTCGTGCACCTTCGTGCTGGGGAGAGGGCCGCACATGCCCCTCAGAGGCCGTGAGAGCGCTTCTGACGGACTTTTACCCCGCCCCCGCACTCCCGGAGGGGTCCGGCCCCAAAAGGCGCTCAGAATGGCTTACACGGCTTCTGAGGAATCTAGACGCCGGCTCTGGGGGCGTAACCGCACCTTCGTTCCGGGGAGGGGCGCGCCGCCCGCCCGGCGAATGTGACGACACTCACGACACGAGACGGCCCTCCCGATTTGCATTCGCTCCCGGGATGGGGTTTAATAAACCCATCACCGCCGAGGGAGCGAAACTCTCCGGACCGGCCGCCGCAATCCAGCGGCGGGCCCCCGGCCCGCCCTGAGGAACTAACCCGAGGCGATGAGATACCCGGTAAGCCGGGAGGCTTTGCGAGTACGCGATGGCCTGGACGGACGGGGCAACCTCGATGAAAGCTGGTCGAGGCCTCCAAGACAAGTCGACCACCGCTATAAGGCCCGCAGGGCCCGGATAACTGGATCTGCTAATCGCCTTTAAGGCGGAGGATGGAATGGACCTCAGTGTTCCCCCTCACACCAAACCTGGCTCGTAGTCGGGGAGGGGGGCCGCTGGCTGACGAGTCTCCGTGATCCCGTCGGGCGTAGAGCTCGGGTTGAGAGCCCGGACGGCTCCCGGTAAACCTGCACCGTCGAGTGACAGGGTGACGGGCCGGACGGATACTTGAAGCGGGTCTCGCGGCACGATTGCCTGGTCCCGAGACGTGAGGAGAAGCTGCCCGCAAGGGTTCCTCGCTGAAACGCTTCCTCGAGAGACCTTAATCAAACGACCCGATAGACCCTCTCATCGCTGCTGTTTGGAGAAGTCGAGACGGGAGACTAGGGACTGCTCGAGCGACGTGAACCGCCGCTTCCGGATCGGTGAGGTATGACAGCGAGCCCTCCGGCGACGAATGCGGGAATCTGAGACATGTGATTCGCCCGAGCGCCTCGTCAACGCTCCATGAGCCTTCGTAAAGAATGGACTTCCACGCCGTGGGATGCGGCAACCGCCCGGCCACCTCGGCCCTCAGAGCCCTTGAGGTTCTAATACCCTTCGGGTAGTGTATGCGGGGCATACACCCGACAGAGGAGATGACATGCCCCGCCCCAGCAAGGACAAGCTTGTCCCGTACGTAGATGACCGCCCAGATCTTGACCAACGGTTCTCGCCGTTGGATGCCCCCACATCGATCGACTTCGGCCGGAAGCCGGGCAACCCTTCAGGCCCACGCAAGTCAGTTACCTTCACGATGAGGGAGGCTACCTGGGAGAGAGTCATCCGCCGGGCAGAGCGTCAGGGCCTGCAGCCCAGGATCGTCCTAGCGCGCCTCATGGAGGCGTACGGGAATCGCGAGCTCGATCTGGCTCCACACCCTTCGGGGATCAAGGTGACCACACATCGGACCACCTTCACCAATCCAGACAACCCCTCGAACCGGTGACCGGCTGACTACCGGTCACCGGTTTAGGGCATCTACCCACCCCACCCAGCAACCCAGGACCCATGAGCACCACTGAACAGCACAACGCGGCCGTCGTAGAGGCCGCGCTCGACGCGTACCGCAGGGGGCTGACACCCCTGCCCATCCCTCGCCACTCCAAGAGCCCGACCATGGCCGGCTGGACTAAGGTCCGCTGGCCAGACCCCGAGACCGACACCGGCGAGGGGGAGGCTGCCGTAAGGCAGGCCTTCGAGGAGTACACGGCCGGGGGATCCACCAACCTCGGCGTCCTCCTCGGCGAGGCGTCGGGAGACCTCATCGACGTCGACCTCGACCACCCGGCCGCGCAGCGGCTGAAGTCGTACCTGCTGCCGTACACGGCCGCGGTCCACGGCCGCGAGACGTCGCGCAGGTCGCACTACTGGTACCGCGCCAAGCCCGGCACGCTTCCGCCAACGCGCCGCCTCAAGATCCCGGACGTGTCTGGGAGGGGCTCCGGAGTGTCGGTAGAGATCCGCACTACCGGCTCCCAGACTCTCGTGCCCCCCTCGATCCATCCCGCCACGGCCGAGACCTACGAGTGGGAGGGAGAGCCCTGGGGCGGTGACGAGGGCCCCGCCGTCGTTGACGGCACCGAGCTGTTGGCTCAGGTCACTCTCCTCGGGCTGTGCGCCGTCCTGCTGGACGCCTGGCCCGGCCCCGGCCAGCGCCACGATGCCTACGTCGCCCTCGCCGGCGGTCTCCTTCGTTATGGGGACTCACAGACCGTGCACCCGTTCTGGGAGCGGAACGCCGGCCTTGTTATCCGCACCCTCGCCCAGGCCACTCACGACGAGGACGGCGCCGAGCAGCGCGAGCGTGAGGCGATCTACACTACGAAGCGCCGCCTCCGGGAGGGCGGGGAGGCGACCGGCTTCACCCGCCTGGCCGAGTACATAGGGGAGGAGAGCGTGAAGATCGTCGAGCGCCTCGTCCGAGACGCCGAGGCCGTGGCCGGCTTCGTGCCGGACGTGGCTGGCGACGTACCCGGCTGGCAGCCTCCGTGGGCGCGTCAGTGGGACGGCCTGGAGATCGAGCTCGATGAGTCGGCCCCGGCGCCGGCCTTCGTTGACGGTGACGACTTCTCCGAGCCCCGCTCCCTCGGCGAGCTGGGGCCGGCCCTCGGGCAGCCTAAAGAAGGCGACAACTCTCCGGATAGTCCGGATAGTCTCGGCCCAGATGAGGGCACTGACGACGTTCCCGAGGACCTGGATCCGCTCGACGCCCGACCCTCGTCCTGGAGCCCCGTCGACCTGGAGCCCTACCTGACCGGAAAGCTCAAGGTCCCGGACCCGGAGGTCTGCCGCCGCAACGACGGCGCCTGCCTCATGTACCGGGGGCGCGTGAACATGCTGTTCGGCTCCTCGGAGTCGGCCAAGTCGTGGATCGCCATGGCGATCTGCCTCCAGGAGATAGAGGGCGGCGGCCGCGCTCTTTACTTGGATTTTGAGGATGAGCCTGTACAAACCTTGAACCGTCTCCGCCTCCTGGGAGCCGTGGACGATGACCTTCGGGCACAGTTCTCCTACATCCGCCCTGAAGGGCCCTTGGCCGACATGCAGCGCAACAAGTGGGGCAAGGACCAGCCAACCAAGTCCGGCGAGTTCGCTCAGGACCAGTTCGACACGGCGCTCCAGTCTCTTGACCCGGACATCATTGTGGCCGACGGTATGACCGCTCTCTACGGATTGCACGGCCTGGACGCGAACGACGCCGTAAGTACCGACGTCATCACGTCGTGGCTGAAGCGCCTCACGCGCAACGGCCGCTCGACCGTCATCATCATCGACCACCAGGCCAAGAGCGCCGAGAAGGGCTCCATGCCGATCGGCTCGCAGCACAAGGTCGCCATGGTGCAGGGAACCCTGCTCCAGGTGTGGCCTATCAAACAGCCTATGCCCGGCGATGTCGGCGAGATGGAGCTGGTCGTTCTGAAGGACCGGCCCGGCCAGGTCCGTGCACACTCCCAGAAGACCGGAGGTCGCGGCAAGGCTCAGGTGGCCGGCGTCGTCACGCTCGACAGCCGCACCGAGGGGCGCTCATCCCTCGTCATCACTCCCCCGCGCCGCACACCCTCAGGAGGGGGCGGCACTCTGAACGCGGATGGCGAGGACGTGAACGATGTCGAGCGCCGCGTGGAGCTGGACTTCACCGACATGTCTAAGGTGATGGAGAAGATGGCACAGCGCCAGGACGATGAGGACACCGTCATCGGAGCGTTCCGAGGCGAGATCGGCGCCGAGCTGAACTCGCGAGATCTGTACGACCTTGTGGACGATGACCTCCCCCGCTCGAGGACCAAGTCGGCCCTTGGCCGCCTGATCTCGCGGGGCTGGATCATGTCCGCCGGGGATCGCGGCGGCCACAGGTACACACTGATCGCCGTAGGCGAGGACGGTCTCGAGGAGCGGGTCCTGGACGAGAGCAGTAACGGGAACGGAGGTGAGGGCTGAGGTGCGATACTTCGACGAGTTGCCCCTGCTGACGCCTGAGGAGGCGTTCGAGAGGGCGAGGGAGGAGGGCGGCTCCGCCCACCCGGTGTTCGATCTAGGGTACCGGGTCCGGGATCTAAACGCCTGGAAGGCCATCGAGACCCTGCTGCGCCAGGACGATGTTCCCGACATCACCATCGCGGCCTTCGGACTGAAGCGCTTCGAGGAGATATTCGACGTGTTCGTCATGCTGTCCGATCGCGGCTGGCATCTTTGGGAGACGGCGGCAACTGTCTACGTCGGAGGGGAGCGGAAGACTGTGCAGGCTATCCGGGCCCATTACTCGGGCGACTAGCCGCCAATCTGGCAGCATTTCAACGAAATCTACCCCAGTGACTCAAGTCACTGGGGTAGACCTTTACCGGGGCTTGCATCGTGACATACAGACTGCGTAGCCTTGAGCCATCCGAAGAACGATCGCTACGGCGGAGAAAGGACCTGAAATGGCACACAAAGGCTCCATGCGAGCCCAGCGCAAGCGTTGGGCGCAGTGGGAGGCGTACCGCAACGAGATGTACGTGACCGACGAGAAGGCCCTCGCTCGCGCCTACCGGGAGTACAGCCTGACCGGTGTCCTGGAGGACCCGTGGACCGGGGACCGGTACTGCCCATCCTGCGAGAAGCCCGAGCAGTACTGCGACTGCGGAGTCGCCTGATCCTCGCCACCCTAGCACCTTAGGAGACACCTTGAGCCTAGAGGGATCGCCCTACACGCTGACCTCGACCGACGCCGTCTACGCCAACCGCGCCCTGCGCCGCCTGTACTGGGCGGCAGGCGCAACCATCATCGTCATGATGATTCGCCCTCTGATCGAGGACGACACTGCCCTCGACATCACGTGGGGCCTTTGGATGCTGCTTGAGATTCCGCAGGCCGCCGTCTACTGGGTAAGGGCCCGTATAGCCGGGCGCCGGGACCGCCGCGTCCTGATCTTCTCGGTCCGCGAGGGCGCCTTCGTCTCTATCCAGGAGGCAGAGGACAGGTGAGAACGCTTCTGAAAGTTCTGGCATTCATCATCAAGACCTATAAAAGGAGGATCCGATGAGTCGGTACGGCATCGTCAGCGCCAAGGAGATCCGGCGCCGCGTGGAGTCGTCCCCCACGGGGGACATCAAGGACGCCGACATCCTGGCCGTCAAGGGCAAGAAACCGATCTCATACGTCCCCAGCCGACGCGTCGGCCATGCTCGGACCAAGACCGAGCTCGTCGGAGAGTACGTCCGCTACCTGACCGACATCCACGACCGACGCAAGGACTTGCTGAGGATCCCGGAGGAGAAGCGGCAGGCGTACATTCTCGCCGAGGCAGAGAAGGCCGCGGCACTGCTCCTGGGAGAGAACTCATGAGCACTTACCCCTACGATATCGACAACGACAGCGCCGACTACTCGAGGGTGCAGGCCCTGGGGCAGTACATCTCGCTCAAGCGGGGCAGCGACATCGTCGCCGACGCGATCATCTACCACGGTGACTGCTGGTGGAAGGTCCTCGGGAACGGGACCACGATGGAGAGCGAGATCCTGTACGCCGAGAAGGCCGGGAGCCCTGAGGGTAGCCTCGAGGAGGTCAAGATTCCTATCGACGAGTGCGCGCTATATCCGGCCGTTCTGGAGGGGCCTCCCCTTCAGTTTCAGGACGGCTCCCTCCTGAAGGAGTTTTGGCCCTGCTGCGGGCTGATCTACGTCAAAGATGCTCGCCGGAGGTCTGCGCAGACTGATGAGAACGAGAAGGTCTTCGGCATCTTCGCGCTTCACTACGACCCTGACGGGGATCCCTATTACTACCCCGTTGATCAGGAGGTGCAGCCCGGAGTCGCGTCTACCTGGAGACTCGATCCGCGGTACGACCTCGTCCTCGACTGGGAGCCGATCGACGTGACTGATCTGCTGGAGAGGATGCCGAAGGAGCATGGCTAAGTTCGAGTTCGGGGGTCCGCCCCGATTCGCCCATCAGAAGCGCGGCCTGGCCCAGCTCATCGCCTGTAACGGCGTCGGTGCCCTCCTCATGGAGCCCGGCACCGGGAAAACCGCAGTCACGCTAGACTACTGCTCCCTGCTGGCGCTGGCCTCGCGGCGCGGCGAGGCCCGCGTCCTCGTGATCGGGCCGCTCGCCGCCGTCGACCAGTGGGCGCTCCAGGCCCCGAAGTGGGTGAGCCCCCAGGTCAACGTCTGGGCCGAGGCCTTAGGCGGCTCGGTCATGCAGCGTGTCGAGGCCCTGCGATCCCGCGGCGGGAAGACGGTCGCCAAGCCAACCGGCGGCAAGGGCCGTGGCGCCGGGGACGACATCCGAGCCGTCCACGCCACTAGGTCCTGGGCGCTCGCCGCTCGGCGGGACGGCGTCCTCTTGGACCGGAAGATGGCGGCCAAGGCCGGTCCGAACGTGCTGGGCGACACTAAGCCTCGCCTCGTGATCGAGGCGATTAATCTGGACACGCTGTCTCAGCGCCGTCAGGTCGGCTCCAAGACGATGGCCGACGTCGTGCTGAGCGCGGTCATGGACTTCGACCCCGACCTCGTAGTGATCGACGAGATGCACAAGATCAAGTCGGTCGCCTCCAACGCGTCCCGCCTGGCGGGACGGATCGGCTCACGGGTCGAGCGCCGAATTGGCCTGACCGGGACGGTCATCCCTCACAGCCCGCTCGACGTCTACGGGCAGTGGAGGTTCCTTGACCCTAGGGCGTTCGGCCGGGTGCAACCAAACGGCGAGCGTCGCGTGGCGACGTTCAAGCACTTCAAGGAGGACTACGCCGAGATGGGCGGGTACATGGGGCACGAGGTCGTCGGCTTCAAGAACCTGGACCGCCTGGAGGAGATCATGGGCGAGCGTAGCTCGGTCGCCATCAAGGAGGAGTGCCTGGACCTGCCAGACGCGATTGACACCATCCTCCCAGTCGCCCTGAGCCCGAAGGAGCTCAAGGCATACGAGGACATGCGCACGAAGCTCCAGGTCGAGTTCCGTGAGGAGGACGACGTCCGAGAGGCCGGCGACGGCGGGGACGCCGCTACCGCGGCCAGCCGCCTCGTGCGGATGACGCGCCTTCGCCAGATCACGGCCGGTCACCTGCCTGACGACGAGGGGCAGGTGCGAGAGATCGGCCGGTCCAAGGCGAAGGCCGTCGCCTCGCTCATCCACGACACTCTGGAGGATGAGAGCCGCATCGTCGTCTTCGGGTCCTTCACCCACGAGCTGAAGGCCTTGGAGGAGGAGATCGCCGACAGGCGGACCACGGTACTGCGGATCGACGGCTCCACCAAGCCAGAGGACCGGTTGGCGATGCGGCAGCGCTTCGGATCCGATGACCCGGCCAGGCTGGTGATCGTCGCCCAGATCAAGACCCTCTCGGTCGCCGTGAACGAGCTGGTCACTGCCAGGAACGCGATCTTCGCCTCCCTGCCGTGGCAACGCGACGACATCGTCCAGGCCCGCGACCGCCTCAACCGGCTTGGCCAGAAGAGCGCCACCACGTTCTGGTACGCGCTTGCACCGAACACCGTGGATGACCTAGTCTTCCAGGCCTACCAGGACCGCACGGACCTGGAGAAGACCCTCATGAATCACATCTACAACGATAGGTAAGTCCAATGAGTCCCACCCAGCGTCCCGAGGAGGACGTCATCACGGCCGAGAAGGCCACCTACTCCGCACTAACCCTCCACCGGCGATGCCCGCAGGCGTGGAAGTACCGCTACATCGACGGCCTGCGCCGCGCCCGGTCCGAGGTCACGCCGGCCCTTGACTTCGGTAGCTGGTTCCACGCCGTCCGAGCCGCGGACAGGCTCGCCGAGGGCCGCGCCGAGGGCACGCTCAAGGTCGACCTGGAGGAGATCCAGACCACGGACACCGGCCCGACGTTCCCAGGGACCGTCTCACCTGATGAGATCATCTCCGCCTCCCAGGACTACTGGGACCGGCTCGGGGAGACGGCTCGCGAGACCTGGCTGGAGTGGCTGGGCCAGCCCCTCCCCCAGCGTCTCGCCCACGTGTACGCCGAGTGGCGGGAGCGCTGGGCTGAGGACTCTGAGAACGAGGCCGTCATCGCCGTCGAACAGCGCTGGGAGCGGGAGATTCCCGGCACCGGCGTCACGCTCTGGGGTTATGCGGACGAGGTCTACCAGGATCGCAAGCGCGGCATCGTCGTGGTGCGGGACTGCAAGACTTCCGGCACCCTCGGGCAGGTTACGAGCCTGGACGAGATGATGGACAGCCAGGTCCAGCTCTACGCGTGGGGCCTCGGACCTGCCTGCGATGAGTGGGGCGTGCCGCGCCCCCGAGCCGTCGCCTTCGATCGCGTACGGTCCAAGGCGCCGAAGACTCCCAAGATCACGAAGGCCGGCAAGCTTTCCGCATCGGTCAAGGACTACGACCTGCGGACTTACCTGGAGTGGTGCGCCGACGGCGTCCCCTTCGAGGGGATGAAGAAAGATGGCAGCGCCGCGGGTGTCTACACGGCCGAGGAGGCCGAGATCGAGCGCCTGACCTCTCAGCAGGTCGTCTCTCAGTGGTTCGCCAAGCACCTGACCCCGGTCAGCCCGTACCTTGTCCGCTCCCACCTCCAGGCCGCGGCCGACACGTGCTCTGACATCTCCCGTACTCGAGTCCGGGCAGATCGGCGCGGCGAGGCCCCCCGTAACTTCGGAAAGGCCGCGTGCCAGTTCTGCGAGTTCGCTGACCTGTGCCGTGCGCAGATGGTCGGGGGTCCGGGCGGGGAGTACGCGCCGGAGGAGTACGGCCTCCGCTACCGTGACCTGTCTCACCTCGGTAGGTAGCCTTTCAGGCTTGCGATGCCCGCAGGCATACGCCTACAGTTAAGTCACCACCCAACGGCGGAAGGAAATTCAATGACCAGTTTCGCAGGCGTCAACATCGTTGACGTTGAGGAGGAGGCAGCCGACTACGGTCGGTGGCTGATCCTAGGGGCGCCCGGTTCCGGAAAGTCGAGTCTTGCCTCAACCGTCGCCACGATGGGCAAGGCCCTGTTCATCGACCTCCCCGGGGAGAAGGGTACGCAGTCCTTCAAGAACGCCCCGTACGCCAAGAACATCGACGTGGTCCGCCCCGAGAGCGTCACTGCCCTGGACGACATCTTCTGGAGCCTGGACAAGGGCGGACACGGTTACAAGGCCGTCATCATCGACAGCCTTACCGCCCTCCAGAAGATGACGATGAGGTACCTCACAGGCTTCTCGGAGACCGCGGTGCGAGAGATCAAGCAGGGCACCGCCCCCGCCGACCAGCGCACCTGGGGGCAGGCTCTCGACATCATGACCGACACGGCAGTGTTCTGGTACGGACTTGCCGACGGGAACCGCAAGGAGCCGATGCACGTCGTCATGACTGCCCAGGTCAAGATGGTCGAGGACGAGATCAACGGCGGTGTGCGCCGCTCGCCGGACGTCCAGCGCGGCGCTCAGTCGATCATCCGGGCCACACCGAACTACATCATCTACGCCGATGTAGAGGAGGATCTCGACAACTCCGGCCGCGACGACGGCCCCTCGCTGAAGCACATTGTCCGCTTCGGCACTGACCCGGAGTACGGGACCAAGGCCCGTATCCCCTATAACCTTCGCGGGAAGGTCCCGTCCGTCCTCGGGCGCGACCACCCCGTGACTCTGGAGAAGCTCTCCCGCTTCCTCGGAGTGGGCGGAGTACCGGAGCGCAAGCCCGCCGCCAAGTCGGCCAAGACCGACGACTGACTCAGTAACCCAACCACCTAGGAGAACACCATGGCTCTGACCTTCGACTTCACCAACTACAAGGACACCTCCACCGCCCACGTCCCGGCCGGCACCTACCACGCCGAGGTCTCGGACTTCGAGGAGACGACCTCCAAGGCCGGTAACGTGATGTTCGTCATCTACCTGGAGATCACTGAGGGCCCGCACTCCGGTAAGCAGATCATCGACCGCCTCCCGCAGACGGAGAAGGCGATGTTCCGCTCGGCGGCCTTCCTCCAGGCGCTCGGCGTCAAGATCGCCAAGAGGAAGATCGCTCTCAACCCGAAGGCGCTGATCGGCCGCCCCGTGGACATCGTCGTGGAGGACGGCGAGCCCTACAACGGCAAGGTCAAGAGCGAGGTGCGGGAGTACCTTCGCGCTACCAAGCCTGCCGAGGCCGAGCCTGCGGACGACCCGCTGGCGGGCGAGGGCGAGATTGACGAGGCCCCCTCCGCCGCTGCCGAGGAGCCGGCCAAGGCCGCACCGGCTGAGGAGGACGCTACCGAGATCGACGTGGACGCTCTGGACATCGACGACCTGGACCTCTGAGGTCCTCTCACGACGGCCCCCGCTCCAGCGGGGGCCGTCCCATAGACGAAAAGGAGTGACATGGCTAGCAAGGAGAGCGGCGTCGTTGACGCCATCCGGCGCCGCATCGCTCAGGTATGGCCGGGCTCGGTCACCTGGAAGATGCACGGCTCTGTCTACATGGAGGCCGGTATCCCCGACGTGCTGTGCTGCGTCGAGGGGCGTCTGATCTTCCTGGAGGTCAAGCACCAGAAGCCGGGGGAGTCCCGCGGACACGCCCTGGCCCGCACATCGGTCGAGCAGGTCCGCCAGATTCGCCGCGTGCGCGCCGCCGGCGGCGCAGCCTGTACCGTCCTGGACGCTGACGAGGCTGAGTGGGCGGTGCGCGAGGCGCTGACCGGCTCGACTCTATCGAGCATGTACCCGGTCACTGGCGCGGGGGGTGACCTCAGTGGCGAGGGCTAGGCTGACCGAGACCGAGTTCGACTTCGTGCGCCAACTGGAGTGGGAACGGATGTCCCCGGCCCAGCTGAAGGCGGCTCGCGAGACCTGGACGACCGGCTCTGTCTACCAGGATGAGGTTAACCCCCGTGTCTGGTGGGTGCGGTCCTACTCAGCCCGGGGCTCGGGCGAGGTCCGGGACAAATCCGGAGGGAAGTTCCACCACGTGGTCCTAAAGTCCGATCACGGGTACCCCCGGTTCACGTGCACGTGCAAGCACGGCCAGAATTCGCGCTGGGCGTCGTGCTGGCACGCCAAGACCGTGGCCCGCATCTACCGGATCATGGTTGACCAGATGAAGCGACAGGAGAGGGAGGACTTGCTCCATGAGTACCGCAGCAAGCGCAGTGATTGACGATATCCCGGAGCAGCCCGACGGCGAGGGGGCCGGGGCTGGAGACGCGCTCATGGCCGCCGGCGACATCATCATCTCCATCACGGCGGCCTGTGCCGGCATCCGTACGCGCATGACCCAGGAGCAGGGCTGGAGCGAGCACTTCGCTGAGCAGTTCGCCCAGGACCTGGCCCGCGCTCTCGTGAACCAGTCCCTCGCACCTTCCCAGGACGGGCGATCAGCACTGGAGGGGCTGTGACTACCGCGAAGCCGCCGGCTCCGAGGAAGCCCGCCCCCTTGGACTACACCCGGCCGATCTGGAAGCGGCAGGACGGCGAGACCGAGGCCGCCTACGCCTCGTTCAAGGCCTACCGGGACATGGAGCGACGGCGAGTGCGGGACGCCCCCAACGGCAACTCCTACTCGGCTCGGTGGTCGTGGAGGGAGCGCGTCGAGGCCTGGGACAAGCACATGGCCGATAACGAGGCGAACGAGCTCGTCCGCTACCGGATCGCCATGGGGGACCGCCATAGGGCTCTGGGCCGCAAGGCCCTGGAGAAGGTCGAGATGTGGCTCAACTCGCTGACTGAGGACCGTATCGCCCACATGAGCGTCAACGGGATCGTCCAGATGATGGACGTCGCTGCGCGCATCGAGCGGGAGGCTGCCGGCGCTGGGACGGATGCGGCCAAGATCCAGGTCGAGGTCTCCTCTAACCTGGCCGAGATGACGGCGTCGGCCACGACGTCGAGGATCGAGCAGCTGGTTGCGGAGGTCGAGCGCCGCAAGCGTGAGCAGGGTCTCATAGATGTGGGCCCCGCTGACGTTGAGGTGATCGACTCTGAGCAGTAAAGTTGTCCTCGGGACATTGGGGCAGGATACCGCCACCCTCGGCACGGGGTGGCGGTATTCTGTATCTATATGGAAGTCCACCCTAGCAATAGGAGATGCTTATGCCCCGCGTGAAGAAGCCTCTGGAGCCGTGGGAGATGACACCGGCCCAGCTGGAGGAAGAGCTGGAGGCCCTCATCAAGCGCCAGACGTGGCTGGAGAATCAGCCGAAGTGCGACCGCCCCTCGTGCGATGGGCGGCCTCACGCCGGGGCGCCGTACCCGCACGACCCAACCTACCGGCAGGCGGCCAGCCCGCTGGAGAGCGCCCAGCAGCTCGATGAGGCCTACGCCGGCCGCCCCCACATCCAGTACCTCTCCGACAGGCTGACCGAGGCCGTGCGCGCCGTCGAGGCGGGCGAGAACCGGTACATGACGATCTCCATGCCTCCGCGCATGGGGAAGAGCACGCTGACCTCGATCAACTTGCCGATCTGGCTGCTGCGCCAGCACCCAGACTGGAAGATCGGCCTCATCTCCCACTCGCCGCAGCTCGCCACGGCGTGGGGCCGGCAGGTCCGCCGCTTCGTCGAGGAGGACGGCGAGAAGTGGGGCATCAAGATCGCGTCCGACGCGGGCGCCGTGAGCGAGTGGCAGACGACGCGCGGGGGCGGCATCGTCTCCCGCTCGGCTCCGGGCCAGTCGATCACCGGTCTCGGCTTCAAGGTGATGCTGATGGACGACGTCGTGAAGGACTTCGCCGACGCTCACAGTGAGTCGAAGCGTGAGGCCATCTGGGACTGGTGGCAGGCCAACGCCGTCACGCGCCTGGAGCCGCCCTTCCTCTGCATCGCCATCGCCACCCGCTGGCACGAGGACGACTTCATCGGTAGGCTCCTGAACCCTGCCAAGAACCCCGACGCCGGTAAGTGGGAGAACGTCATCTTCCCCGCCATCGCCGAGGAGGGCGACCCGCTCGGACGCGAGCCCGGCGATCCGCTCTACAGCCCCCTCGTGGAGGAGACTCGCGAGGAGGCGCTCGAGCGCTGGGACTCACTGAAGCGATCGGTGGGTTCGTACATGTGGGAGGCCCTGTACCAGCAGCACCCCACGCCGGCCGACGGGTCGATCTTCAACCTGGGCTGGCTGCGGTTCTGGACGACGGACCCCTCCAAGGTCAAGGGGGGAGACGACTCCGTCATCCTCCTTCCGCGCGAGCGCCTGGAGCGCGGACAGTGGCTCGACTCGTGGGACCTCACCTTCAAGGGCGCCTCGACGTCGGACTACGCCGTTGGGCAGCGCTGGTGCCGTCAAGGGCCAGACCGGTTCCTGATCGCCCAGCAGCGCGGGCAGTGGTCCTTTACACAGACTCTGGAGAAGATGCTGAGGTGGTGCAACGCCGGCGACCTGGACGACAAGGCCTCTCCCGGCGGGTCGTTCGTCCACCAGCGCCTCGTGGAGGACGCGGCCAACGGTACGGCGGCCATCGACGTGCTGCGCAAGAAGGTGGCGGGCATCAAGCCGATCAAGCCCCGCTCCTCGAAGGAGGTCCGGGCACGGGCCGTGACGCCGGAGATCGAGTCCGGAAACGTCTACCTCCCTCACCCGTCGGACCCCGGCAACGGCTGGGTGAACGAGCTCATCTCCGAGATGCGGGCGTTCCCGTCTGGCAGGCACGACGACCAGGTGGACGCTCTGAGCATGGGGCTTCTCGGTCTGCGTGACGCTGGGCAGGCGTCGCTGTTCGTGCCGAAGGGGACGATCCGGCGCGCTGTGAGCGGTCTCTCACTGGCAGGTACGATTCCTAGGTTCTGACGGCTTGCATCTCCTGACGGGGTGGACGTATGATTTCATACGTCCACCCGATCTACGTTAGGAGACGCCATGAAGCCACTGCTAAAGGGCAGCACCCCAGACGCCCTGTTCCGATCCTCTCAGCGGAGGGTTGCGGAGCTGTCCAAAGCCCTCCAGGACGCCTACACCTGGTCTTACACCTCCGGCAAGCTGGACGAACTGGATTCGATCCTGCGGGAAGCCTGCGTCCCGATCCCGCAGGAAATCGTTACCCGGAACCGGATGATCCAGGTCTGGGAGGAGGGCTGCGAGCGGTTCCCGGCGGAGTTCCGCGCACAGTCGGACGGCCCTGCCTCGGAGATCTCGTGGATGCTCCACTACGCCTCCCTCATGCGTGATGCGCGCGCCGCGGGCGCCTGCCTTGCCCGATCCTGGCTGTGGTACCTAGCCATCTCCGCGTCCAGGCTCCTTCCCGAGGACTTCGACGTTCTCCCCCGCGCCCTGGAGGAGTACTCCCGGGCCGCCCGCAAGCACCCCGGCATGACGTTGGAGTGCGACGGCCACACCGACGCCACCCGCCTGTTCGCCCTCGTCGAGGAGATCGGCGAGGTCGCGGCCTGTCTGACCTACGACAACGATGCTGAGACTGGTCACGGCTCGGACCTGGAGTCCGAGGTGGTCCAGGTCATCGCCCTGGCGCTGGCCTGGGCTACTCGTTACCTGAAGGACGGTGAGTGAGATGGACGTCGAAGTAGGGCACCTCCCGAACCATTACAAGCTAGGTGTCGCCTACTGCGGAGGTCCGCCGATAGGGTCCGTAGAGAAGGTAGTCATGAGTGAGCCGGACTCTGACCGATTGGGGCCATACATCCGAAAGGCCTTACGGGACTCATTCTGGGTCAAGCTGTCGGTCGAGAACCCATCCGGACCTGAGGAGGCGGGGTGCTGAATGTAGTCCCTCAGATCACTGGAATCTTCGTAGCCAGGCACCTGAAGATCAGCTACTCGGCCGGACTCGATCTTGCGTATATCGCGTTTTGGAGCGACTTTCGAATTGATAGGGACACCTCCAACAGGCGGGGAGAGCGCGGTCGAAGGATGTTGTTCCTGAGGGCTAAAGGATTCACGATCCGCCTGAAGAGGCTGCACGACCGCCTCGAGGTGCGGACTCGCCGAGACGGGCAGGCGCCCGAGGTGATCCGGGACCTTCGAGACATGCGTGAGGTGCTGAACAAGGTCCGGAGCATGGCCGAGAACTATCAACGCTCCCGCTTGGCGTGGTGGGCGGTAGTGCCTATCAATCAGTATCGATTCATTCAATTCCTATAGGAGACACCTATGACATCAATCAATGACGTTGCCGACCTCCCCAAGCGCCTGGAGGCGTGGGCCGGTGGGAAGGGCTACCGCAAGGCCTTCGGGATCGACGCTGAGCGCGCGATGGCCGACGACCTTCGCAAGCTTCTCTCCCTGGCCGTCCAGCAGGCAAAGGCCCTGGAGGACACGCGGGAGCAGGTTCACTTCCTGGAAAAGCGCCTCCCGACCTCGCAGACCGACGCCTATGAGTCTGAGCCCTCGGCCGATGATCCCCTGGAAGAGGCCGCACGCCTCGACCGCAAGGCACGCCGGGACGCGAAGTTGGCCCGCGCGGTCCTCCAGCAGGAGGTCCTGGCCGCCTACTCACGCGGCATCTCCAAGTCGGCTCTCAGCCAGGTCTCCGGCATGACTCGCCAGACCGTGGACCGCGTCCTCGGTGAGTGGAAGCGCAAGCCCCCGAAGATCGCCGGACGGGAGGATGAGGCGCCTCTCACACTGATCTGACCGCTGCGGGCTTGCTCTGGGACGTATGCCGGCATACGCTTAGGGCAAGCCCGCACCCCAACTGCTAGCGAGGAACCATGAGCACAGAAACCTCAACCACCAAGACCCTGGGGAACCGCGCCCCCCAGCACCCTCAGGCGCGAATCAAGCCCCTCGACGCCGACACCCTGCACGAGGCCCACACGTGCCTCGTCTACGAGGGAGGCCGGCCCGTCGCCCAGCTGAAGCGCTGCGGCCAGCGATGCTGGTGCGTCTACCCGGCAGGGGCGACGATCCCCGCCACGTTCGGCGCTTCCGCGCTGGAGGCTGCGACGGCGTGGATGAGCTCCCGAGACTGAATGCTTCGTACCCCGACCCGCGCCTACCAGAAGGAGCACCAATGGCCATGAACATAGTTCCGGATTTTGTTCGAGATATATCCACCCCGGGAGATAAGCCCTTCGACGTACTTCGCTACTGGCACCGCAGCCTCATCCACATCGCCACGGCGATGCACGACCGCGAGGTCACTTACGGAGTACTGGGCCTGGGGCCCGGGAACGGCGCCCACTTACGATGGATGGCCAGAGACGCGGCCAAACTCCTCATTCGCCTAGGAGTGGATGATCCTGCCGCGGCGTTCCAGGCGGAGTACGCCCGCGCCGCCATCAAGCATCCGGGCATGACGTTGGACTGTGACGGTCACACGGACGAGACCCGGTTCTACGCGCTCGCTGAGGAGGTGGGGGAGGTCGCCGCCTCCCTCACCTACGACAACGCCAACAGCACCGGCCACGGGGCCG